ACGACTCGAAAATCATCCCCCTGCAGCAGCTTTACCTTTCAACCCTTGTCGCCCTCGTCAACGCCGACAAACTGGACGCGGTGCAGCAAGACCTCGGCCAGGATGCCGGCCGCTTGTGGCTGGTGAGCAACGGTAGCACCGTCCCGGTAGCGCAGATCGCCTACAAGTTTGGCATCGACGACGTGCAGCTTGTGATCATCACCCGCGACGAGCGGAAACTTTCGCGCCTCGTCAAGTACGCCGAAGGCATCGACGGGTTTCTGGAAGAGTTGCAAAAATTCCTCCAGGCGAACCGCTTGACAGATGTCAGCAAGCGCAAGCGCGCCGCCTAATGCCTCAGCGTCTGCCCGGTGACAGCGGGCAGCAACGGATGCACTACCGCAACCGCAGGCGCCTCGGCTGAATCCGGGGCTATAGGAGCAATACCATGAAAACCACCAACAAAGGCAGGATCACCAACCCGGCGCAAGCCTGGGCCCCCGCTCACCGCGAGAACGAGGATCGCCGCAACGCGCCTCACGTCGCCGCCTGCGAACTCTCGCGCATCACCGATGGCAAGCTTGCCCTGCGGTTCGCGCTGATGGAATACCGCGCCAGGTCGGAATACGGCGACGGCTGGCGCGAACGTCTGGCCTATGAGGTCGAGTGCGAGGAAACCCGCGTGCTTGACCAGGACGAAGCCAGCGATCAAGCCGACGACGAATACGACTTCCGCCAGGAACAGTCGGAGCACGACGAACATTGCAGCGTTGGCCAAGTTGTCCCGTTTGAGGCCGCCGAACAGCCCAACACGACGCCGCCGCTCCAGCCCTTACAATCCCTCATCCTGCCGCTCAAGTTGATCGCCTCGGCCCTCCATATCGCGGCCAAAGACGACATACGCTACTATCTCTGCGGCGTGTACATCCACGCGGTCGACGGCGAAATCCGCGTCTGCTCAACCGACGGCCACCGGCTGCTGGTATCCAGGTTCGAGATCGGCAAGGACTCGCCGGTCCCAACCTGGGCCGAGGAAGGCATCATCATTCCCCGGAACGACCTGGCCCAGATGCTCCCGCTGCTCACCAAAAACGCGATCGGCAACAAATGGGACCACAGCGAGCCCTCGCTTGTCATCGACTACGGCAAGGGCAACCCGGAAATGTTTATCCGCAGCTCGAACGGCTTCGCGCAGTTCAAGGTTAAGCCACTCGACGGAAAGTTCCCGGACTACGCCAAAATCCTGGCGAGCAGCGGCGCCACCCTGGCCCGCGGCGACAACGAAGCCATGACCGCCTCGGCCATCAAGTCGCAATACCTCAAGAGCGTCGCCGAAGTGGCCGACAAACTTGGAGCGGGCGCGGTGCATTCATTCATCAACGGCAGCGACGCCTCGGCCGCTTTCTTTACGTTCGACGGCGCCCCGGATACGGTGCTGATCGTGATGCCGATGCGCTGCGGCGAAGCGGTGTCCGACAGCGTGGTGAAGCTGATCGGCTCTAACGCGGTCTCCCTTTCGATCATCGCGATGAAGGCGCACATCACGCGTACCACCAAACTGTTGGCTAGCGCCAAAGGCCACGATGCGCAAGAGCTGGAAGCGAAGCGGATCGGCTACCAGGATCGCATCGCGCACCTGATGGCGCTCACCGGGAACGGTCCGAAGCAACTGGCGGCGCCGACAGCGTAAATCGATTCAACCGGCGGGCCTTTGCTCGCCGGTCACCAGGAGCTAAAATGAAACTCGAATTCAGCACCGCACCCTTCGAGGAGCAACACCATGACTGCACACCCAAACCGTAGCAAACACAACCCGTCAGTGTCGCGCAACCCAACGCCGGCCGAAATAAAAACGGCACGCGAGTCGGTGGGTCTGACTCAGACCGAAGCGGCCGACCTCGTGCACACGACGTGCCGCACCTATCAACAGTGGGAAGCCGGCGATCGTCGCATGCACCCCGCTATGTGGGAACTTTTCAACATCAAAATCAAACGAAGGATCACCAAATGAACCAGCAAACCATTGCAATGCCTGCCAGCACCCGTGGCACGCCCATAATCAACCCGGACGGCGCATCCATCAAGGGGTGCTCTTTCATCTACGCGCCAGCGGGCCAGGCCGGTGAGTATTCGCCACTCGCTACCAACCCGTACCGCGGCTGCGGCCACGGCTGCGTGTACTGCTACGTGCCGGATGTGCTGCGCATGAAGCGTACCGAGTTCGACGCCGGCGCTGTCCCACGCGCCGATTTTCTCCTGAGCCTACAGAAGGATGCGCGTAAGTACCAAGCGGCTGGATTGACTGGCCAGGTGATGCTCAGTTTCACCACCGACCCATACCACCCCGGCGACAATTCATTGACGCGCGACGTGCTAAAAAATCTACAACACCATGGCCTCGGCATCTGCACCCTGACCAAAGGCGGCGCGCGCGCGCTTCGCGATATCAATCTGTTCCGGCCGGAACGCGACGCTTTCGCTTCAACGCTCACCAGCCTGGACGATCGGTTTTCCAAAAAATGGGAACGCAACGCGGCGCTGCCATCGGATCGAATCGCTACCCTCAAGAAGTTTCACGACGCCGGAATTTTCACATGGGTCAGCCTCGAGCCCACGATCGACTGCGACAGCAGCCTCGCGATCGTGCGCGAGACGCACAGCTTCGTCGATCTGTTCAAGATCGGCCGCGTGAATTACTTGCCGATGACAAAGACCACCGACTGGCGCGGATACACCGAACGCATGATCGAGCTATGCCAGCAGCTCGGGGCCAAAACCTACATCAAGAAAGACCTTCAGCCGTTTCTACCGAAAGGCTACTCGAACCCACTCCGGGTACCACAGCATCATTGAGCCCCACCATCACCACGCCGAAGTAAAGCATCGCGCTGCCCTGCGCACGCTCGGCACACCAGCTTTTTTCAATCCGACAGTTCATCCGCCGCGCCATCGCGGAAATGGCGCGCGCGGCCAGTTCCTTTCCGGCCCGGCTTGATCCTGACAGCTTCGCCGTCGCGCCGGACAATGTAGCAAGCGCGCCGGGTAGCGCACCGAATTTCAGTTTCAGGCCCGAGCCCTCGGTGAGCACGATCCCAATGCGCTCACCTGGCGCAACCTTTCGGCGCGCGGCGATGATGATGACAGGCTCCCACGGCGAGCCGTAACTATCCAGGTCGAAGATATGGAACGGCGCGAGGTCGATATTGCGAAGCACCCGCCTGCAGTCCGCCACAAACGCCAACCGGTCGCTGGGGAAGTAACGCACATCGCAACCCTCATAGCCACCAGGTGCGCGATGCCAGACCGCCGCATACATCGCCCCTTCGCCAGCGAAGCAATCAAACACGCGACCGCCTACCGCGTCCAGCACCAACTCGCGCAGCTTCACCTTGTCCGGTAGGCTCGCGGCGTGGTTGTCCACTTTCTTGACCTTCGACAACCGCACCTGCATTTTGGATTTCACGCCCAGCACCCGTCTGCTCTAAAACAGCGCATTGATCGTGCCGAGTTCGACTTCGACCCCTTCAAGATTGGCGGTCGCATCGCGCAGCGCCTTCAGGACCAGCGCCTGCTGCTTCAGCGGCCCGCGTAGAGAGATCCAAAATCGGTCCTGCAACTGGCTTATCTCCACCGCCGAGACGCCAGACGAGGCCGCGCGCATTGTCTGATCCAGCTCATCCGGTTCGAAGCCGGCCAATTCGACCGCGAAGCCGAGTTGCTTGAGATCCGCCAACTCCAGCGCCAGCAGCCCTTCGTCCCATCCCGCATTGAGCGCGAGCTTGTTGTCCGCCAGTACATACGCCCGGAACTGCGCATCGGTCCATCCGCGCACATCGAGCACCGGGATCGTGCCGGCGGGGAACGGCTCGATAGGTTCGGCGCCGGGTATTTCACCCGCAGCCCTTCCCGGCGCGGGATAAATGGTCTTCCCCTGCGCGTAGAGCGCGCGCACCGCCTCGATGGTGCCGTGGCCCTTGGCAAGCGTCCCGTCGCGCACCACGACCGCGCCGACGAAGCCGAACTCGTCGATACTCGCCGCGAGCTGCGCAATCTGCTCGGTAGGATGCACGCGCGCGTTGCGCTTGTATGGCGACAGCGATTCAATCATCCGATATTCAACCGCTATTTTCCGTTTTACGGCACCACTCATCCCGACCCCCCCCCTCCTAATTTCGCGCACGGCGAAATGATGCTAGATAACGGTACAGCGCGGGGCGGTTGTAGACTTTCGAGCCACCCCTACCCCTCGCGACCGAAGCCGCCATCCTCGGTTGCGGTTTTCTTATCGTGACACACTTTCGCCATCGATTGCCAGTTACGCGGGTCCCAGAACAACACCATGTCCCCACGGTGCGGCTTGATGTGATCGACCACCGTGGCAAGGGTCACACGCTTACGGCCTTCGTCGCAGTCCTGGCATTGACACAACGGATGCGCGCGCAAAAACGCCTTGCTTGTTTGCTGCCAACGATATCCGTAGCCGCGTGCGGTCGGTGATCCTCGATCTCGTTCGTACTGCCGTGATACCGCTTTCAAGTGTGCGGGGCAGCGGCCCTTGTCCGTAAGTGCGCCACACCCTTGTTCATTGCATGGGCGCAGCGGGGCATTTGGCATAATCTAGTCGCGTCTGCAACCTACTCGCTGCGTCCGCTCGCTACCGGCTAATAGTAGGCACCAGCGGCATCCGCTTTCGGCTGTCCTTAAATGAAAACGGCCAGCAACCTTTCGGCTCTGGCCGGTACTGTGCCCCACATCGGGGGCTCGCTTGTGTGCGCGCCGCGTGCGGGGTGCTGCTGTATTGGGGCCGTGCCGCAGTTCCATCTATGGATTCACAACTGCGGTCGTGCCCCTTCGGGTATTCAATTCTTCATGGCGAGCGAAAGCGCCTCATCGACTCCTCGGGTACTTGGTCACAGCGCACGCTGATGAGACCCAAAGGATGGATAGTGCTCGCTACTTGCTGACGGATGGCAGCGTACCACGTTTTAATTGTGCCCGCAAGGGTCCGACGTTGCTGTCTTCGATCTTCTGCAGCAAGGCATGCGCCTTGACTAATCGTCCTTCCCAGTGCATCTCATAGCTTTCGCGCGATACGCTCAATGCCTGCTGCCTGGACCTGTGATCCACCCGTGCAAGTCCGGCACCGCGGCAGAGCGCGCATGTCTTGGTCTGCGTATCACGGCCACGAATTTTGCCGATTGCAACCTGCCCACCACCGCCGCATTGGGCGCAGCGGTCATATAGATATTCGACGACAACGAGCGCGGCAAAACGAAACACGAGCGCATTGCCATCGCGAACACACCAATGCGCGTACTCGCGTTGTCGTCGCAAATAGTCGGCAAAGAGCAGAATCGCCGGGCGCACAGCCGCGCGATCGAGACCATACTTGGCGCGATCAAGGAGCGCCGCCATACGTCTTCGTGGGTTGATCTCCGCCACGCCAACCGCAGTCAGCTTCGCCTGCATTCGGCCGGCGTCCGAGTCAAAATAGCGATTGTGCGCTGCGGCGCCGAGCGCGCCGACAACACTTACCGCATGCCTGCCAGGACTTAGGTTCGTTGCGTTTACGGCCGTACCCAACATATCCTGGATCGAAACGACTGGCTCTTTCATCGCTGTCCTTTCATGACCTTCCCCACCAACTCCCTTATCCGCATGCGCTTGATCAGCCGCATGGTGCCGGCGCCAAGCAAGCGGTCCTTGTGCATACGTCTGCGCTCACGTTCCACCCTGGCAATCTCAGTGCGTTCGATCCGCTCGGCCACGTCCGCCGGATCACCGTACATCCATGACGGCAGCAAGACTGCGCCGAGGGTTCGGCCCAACCCGGACAACGGGGGATACGGGGGATACGGGGGCTGTTTACAGCCCATTACCTTTTCTGTCATTTTCTCTTTCCCTATTCCGACGTTCCCTTTCATCTTCTTATTTTTCATCTTTTCAAAACCTATAAAGAAAGGACCACACGTATCCCCCGTTTGCGTGCCGCACTAATCCGGTGCCATGGCTTGAGTCGAAAAAAAAGTTTCGCCTGACACTTTTTGGCGGCGGCTGCAAACCTGCCCCGCATGCCCCGATCCCCCGTTAGCTGATTGGCATTATCTTCACCTTCCACAGTCTCACGTGATCGCGCTCGCCAGCGCTAACAATTTGTTTTCCATTGACAATGCGGCTTGAGTGGCGCCGCATCCAATAGCCAAGGCGGGCGCTGTCGATGGCGCCGGCGCGATCTTTTGCCACGTCCCGAAGCACCTGACCGAGCTTAGCTTCGGCTTCGGAAGTGACCGCACTGGTGACTTTCACAATGGCGTCGCGGCCAGTCATGGCCTCGTCGCCGAAGACCTCCAGCCATGCGTCGCACATACGCATGAGATCGGAGTGCTCCTGATCCTCATCCATCAACACCTGATGCGATAGGCGCGGGTCCGTGCAACCGACCCACACCAACGGAGCGCGAACCATCCTGGACCACGCCTCAAATCCGCCCCATGGGCCGACCCCTATATCCTCTGGTTTGACCCCACTCACGACGAACGCACGCATCAGGGTCAGCCCGGCAATCACGAGCGCGGACCGATGCTCAAAGAAAAAATCCACCGCGTCGTAAGCAAAAGCCCGGTCTTCTGGCCGTTCCACCTTGGCGTCGAGGCGGCATAACATGGAGCGCGCGCGCAAGTCGCCGACGATCGATAAATGGTTGCCGGTCGCCAAAAACAACACCTGGGTCGGCGCGCGCACCGTGGCCGAGGAGCCGAGCAAGCGTTGTTTGAACTCCTCCGATGTGAGGATCGTGCACAACCATTCACCCTGCAACGGCCGCGTGACGTTATCGATCAGCACCACAGCATCGCCATCGAGCAACAGCGCGAGCGCGGTCTTTGCGGCTTCATCTTCTTTCGTCGGGTAGTTCATGGCCGGCGCCTTCGTACCCATGGCGAGGATGGCGATGCAATCAGCAAGTTTCGTCTTGCCGGAGCGCGCGGCGGGTGCCGTCAATCCACCCAAAGGGGCCGATGGCAGACTACGCCGCACCAGTGCGGTCAGGGCGAGGGATAGCGCGACGCCCAAGTCAACGCGCTCCTGAAATGGGAAAGTTTTGAACGCATCGAGCAGCACGTCGAGTGCCTCGCCAGCGTCATCGAGGGTCGGCTTATCTTTTACCTGCGGATACGCCGTCCCACAGGGGTCGTACCAGCATTGCGTTGCTGTGTCGTAGCCGGGCGTCTGCAGCAGCGATCCATCCGGTCTTAGAGTCGGCGTGCCGATCACCGCGCGCAGCGTCGGCAACTTCCAATGCCCCGAGCGCGCAAGGTACGTCTCGGCGACCATGCCGGGCGCATTGATACGGCGGTATTCCTCGGCGCGTGAATCCCAACGCTGCCAGCGTGCCGCGCGTGTGAGCGTCTCGACCAGGTACGGCTTGTCCACCATCAAGAGCCCCAGCGATCCCGCGGGCCGACGGAACTGACGCACAGTAGAGGCTTCGCGGATCACGATGCGCGCCAGCATTCCGCTGCGCTGGAACACGCGCACGTCGCCCTTGAGCAAGGCGGCCTCGGCCTCGTCGACGATGCCAGGCAATTGGCCGTCGCGCCAAACGATCTCTGGCAGCGTGAAATCGTCGGGGTCATCCGGTGGGCCGCCCTTCTGAGCTGGCGTTTCCGCTCCAGTACCCGCGGTCCCGTCTTTTTTTTTTCCGCATGGCCATTTGGCAAAGCGTTACCCATGATCAGCGCCTCGGCCTGCGCGGCCGTCCAGCCGGCTTCGAACGCCACGCCGAAATTCCAGCCCTCGGGCCAATCCGCGGTGACCGGCACATCGACCTCAATTACCCCAGCAGCATAGCTGCGCAGAATCTTCGCGATCTTGGCGCGTGCTTTGTTTGTGCCAGCATCGGGCACAATCCACACCATCCGGCCGCGCAGCGGTGAAAAGTCCACGTCGTCGATCTTGCGCACACCGCCCGTCCAGGCGAGCGATGCGTAATGCGGCATCCATTCCCGCGCGGCATCAGCCGAGGCGCAATCGAACGTGATCATCACGGGGTACGGCGCCGCCAGCTCGGCGAGACGATGCAGGCCGTACAGCGGGCGCAAACTCGGGAACTGCACCCAACGCCACGCCCTCTCGTGTGCTGCGTTCGAACACCAGGTCAGCGTCTGCTGGATTTTCTCGCCGGTCGATCGGTAAAACGTGCAGACGTAACCGAGCGTGTTATCTGCTTGGTCGCGGAAGTGGAAAATCTCTTTCGGCGTGCCGCGCACCTGGTGATCAAACCTTGGCGCGGGGGTGTCCTCTGGCACGGGAATGATCGGCGTCCATTGCTTGGGGCTTGTCATACGAACATCGCCTGTTGGCGTTGGGCATTCTCAATGCGCTCGCACGCTATAGCGAAGTAAGCCGGGTCGAGGTCTATCCCGATAAACCGAAAGCCCTCGCGTTCAGTCGCCTTGCCAGTCGAACCACTGCCCATGAATGGATCAAGCACCGTTCCGCCTGGCGGTGTCACCAAGCGGCATAGGTAGCGCATCAGGGCAGTCGGTTTTACGGTTGGGTGATGGTTCTGCGCCTCCCTGTTGGTGTTTTCCGATTGGAACGTGCCGGGCGACTGTTCACCGCTTGACCAGTTCAGCGGCTTAGTCGCCATGCCATGCAGGTCTTCATTACGGTCGTCGCGGCTTGCTTTGGCACAGTAGAAAAAACGGGCTGCACTCCCTGCGTCGCCGCGTGGATTGAACGTCTCGCGCGCGCCGTAGTCGCCGAAGACGTTGACGCTATCCTTGGTGCCGTGCTCAGGCCCGACGCTGCGCTGCTGTCCCGGTGCCCGCGGAAATACCGCCAGCACTTCCTCGCTGCCGTCGTGAATCAGGTTGGCGGGCCAGCGGCCGAGATCAGTTTCGCCGACGGCCTTTGAGGTTTGCAGCGAGCCGTCCACGCGCCCAGCCAGGGCGTTACCGGCGTACTCCACGTCGTCACGCATAGGCGCAACCTCTCGCAAGGGCCGCTTGCCCCCCCCCATGCGCATGCTTGTTGAGCCGGTCGCGTTATCGTCTCTCGTGCCGTCATGGCCGCGATCGCCACTGAAGTTTCGAGCATAGGCATCGTCTTCGACCGGAACCCTGCAGCCGTCAATGTTCAGCCCGCCAGTTCCGAACTGCTGCACGTTCTCCCCGACGTTGCCTACCAGCGGCTTACGCGCCATCACGATAGGCTCCCATGCTGGTTTCAGCGCAGTGCCGCCCCACGAGCCATTACGTGATTTTGGAAAACCGGAACCGAACGCCCAGCCGATTTGATCGCGGATCTCAAAGCCTGCATCCTCAATCGCGCAGGCCAGCCGGTGATAGGTTCGAGTTCCGCCGAAGGCGAGCAGGTAAGCGCCGGGCTTCGCAACACGCAGCACTTCGGCCCATATTGCAGGGTCGTGCGCAACGTTTCCGCCGTCCCATCCCATCCCCATAAATCCGGTTGTAACGCGGGCGCGCCCATATGGCGATTCAAGGTTAACGGATGCTGGTCCAGTGCCGCCCTTCTTTCCGGTCGTCAGGTGGTAGGGTGGATCGGTCACGATGGCGTCAACACTGTCCGCGGGCATCGCTGCCATGGCCTCGCGGCAGTCGCCCAAGTGCAACATCGCATTGCCGATGACGACCGGATTCACATCCACCCCGCCACCGCAAACACCTGCACCGCCCCAGCGCGATCGGCTGGCGTGCCCGTCGGCCCATATTTTGGTAGGTGAAGCGCGCGCACAGGAAAGCGCGGCGCACTACGTTTGATTATCGCCGTAACCGCAGGCGGCACCCACGCTGCCGTCTTCGTCGAAATCAGCGAGTACACTTTCGGTATCTGCGATCTCGCCGTAGCGCGTGCCGTCGCGTCGTACCGCGCACCCACCAACCCGGCGACTTCCGCATCGCTCAACATGCCGCGGACGCATGAGCGCGATAGCGCCATCACATGCGCAAGATCGGTAAGCGTGCTACCCGGCACAGCGCGCAAGCGCTCAAGCAGTTGCTCGCGCCTGGCTGGATTTCTACGTGCCCATGAGCGGTCTGACATGGGGGCCTAGTTCAGGTACTTGTCTCGTTGTTGATCAAGGTGCAGGCTTCGAAGCCGGCGCAGGCAACGCCGTGCCGCCAGGGATCACTTCGAACGTGGGCCTGGCTACGACAGGTGTCTCGGCAGTGGCAGTAAGGCGTTTCGTGTCACACCACCATCCATCCGAAACCTTGCCGTCCTTGTCGGCTTGCGGCATCACGTAGCCTTGAATGCAGCCGGATATGTCAAAGCTGATTGAAACGACGACCCTGGTGCGCTGGGTTACAGAATCACGCACTTGAAAGCCTAACAACGCTAAAAGATGTTCCATGGAATAGTTCCTTTCTGCTGGAGGTGGCGGCGGACGATGAACGCCAACCGGTGGTGGAGGATTTGGAAATTTCTGGCTCACGACTTCGCTTCCGGCGGCAGCGGCCGCGGCGGTACATGGCCTGGCCAGATCCGCGCTGCGCGGTCGCTGATACGCCAGGCGCGCTCGCGGGCGTAGTGGAAGCCGATCACAAGTCCGGTCAACATGCCGAACGCATAGCCGATCAAGAAGGCGGTCAAGGGATTCATGCCCGCACCGCCTGAACCAGATGGCAGGCATCCCGAGCCAGCGTGCCATCGGCATCGAGGATCAGCGCCAAGGGGAAAAGCGGCATCGTGTGCTCACAGCGGCGCTCACTCGCCGTCTTTACTTGGCCGATGCGAAGAAAGAAGCGGCCTTTGCACAACTGCGCGCGCTGGCGTGGCGTCGGGCTTGTATTCTCGGTGCTGGCGGCGGTCATTTACCACCCTTTCCCAATTTATCCCCACCAGAAGCAGATAATCCCAAGCGCGAGCAGCGTTGGGCAACGATAATAAAATCATGATATTCAGCGACGATCATTTTTTCGAGCAGTTGCGCGGCGAGATCGCACGCATTACGACTCTGGAACTCCGCCATGACAGTCAGTTTGCGGTGCTGTTCGTCAGTAAGACGAACATGGACGGAGTTCTTTTCGGCTGCCATGTCCGGGGCTACGCGACACGGAAACGAATAGGAGACCACCAATGAAACGTAACTACCTCGCCGTATTCCTGCTGCCTATTCCGCAGCGGGAACACCTGCAAATCGTTGAGGTTATACGGACTGCGTCGAAGGGGGATTTCAAGCAGGCGTTCTTTGGCGCATTTGGTGGGGGCTACCTCTTTTGCAGCGAACTGCACCCTTGGGACCTCGACTTCGGCAAGGTGCTGCTGAATGACGACTCGCTCCTGATCGTCGAACTTGGCGAGACCTTCACGCATCGGAACCTCCGCGTGGCGGAGAACTGGCTGAAGGCCCATCAGGCGGGAAGATGAAACACATCTGCGCCACGCGCAACCGATCCATCGGCCACGCCATCCAGCGCAACAACGCTATCCAGGGCGCATCGAAAAGGCACCAGGTGTATACGCGGCGGTTCATGCCGGCGCCTTGCTCTCGGTGCGGTCCTTGCCCCATAAATCGGGGCGCACTACCTTTATGAACATCAATCGCGCCGGCGGTATGCCATCCTCGCGCCATTGGGAAACCGCCTGCGGTGTCACCTTGCAAAGTTCAGCAACGGCGGTCGTTCCGCCAAGTTCATCAATGATCTTACTCGCGTCCATTTCGGAATTAAAGCATGCTTGAAACTCATTTGTCAAGGATGCTTGATGGCCGACGGAATACCCTTTGCGTCATGATGTTACTGAGTGAGCGAGTGAAAGAGGCGATAGATGCCGCCGCGGACAACGGCCATACCGTTGCTCAAATTGCGAAGGCGTGCGGAATTAAACCTCAAGCCGTCTATCAATGGATGGATGGTGCCACTAAATCCATTGATGGCGAAAACCTGGTCGAGCTTGCCGAACTGTCCGGCTACCTTGCAATGTGGATAGTCAAGGAAAGGGGTCCAAAATCCGACACCAGATCAATGCAGCAGGCGGTCAAACTGATTAGACAAATGACTCCGGAAAAGCAGGCAATCGCCGTTAAAATTATTGCTCCGCTTGTTGAACAGGACGGAGACAATGCAAAGGTCGGCTAAAATTTTCTCTCTTTTCGAGGAAAAAAAATGATCCGCGCCATTGCCGTCGCCGCGCTGTTCTGCATGTTGCCCATGGCTGCGACGGCCGCTGATATGACCATTGCGGCGCTGACCCTCGGCGCGCCGCTGACTCTCCCAGAGTGCAAGTTTGAGTCGCGTTATGGCAGCAGCGTCCTTCACGATCTAGCTTCAACCGAGACGTGTTCACACGATGTGCGCGTGATTTGATCTGCCGACGCCTTTCGCCTTCCGCATAACCCCTCCAAATAGTCCCTACCCGCCCAGCGGGTTCGCCGGCCGGTTTCACGCCTGACGGAGGCAAATACACCCTTTTTGGCTTAAAAGTAAAGTATGCTTGACATTTAATAATCAAGCATGCTTTAATCTCCCATCAGCCGCACCCAGCGGACCAGGGAGCCCAGCATGAGATCAGCCGGTTTCGCAGTAAGGAAAGACGAAGCTCGCATCATCGCCAAGATCGCCGCGCGCGCCGTATCGTTGGCGGCATCGGCCGGCATCACCTATGAGTTCATGGACGCAGACATGGACATCACCGCTACGCACGCCAACGGTTGCCCGCTCAGACTCGACGACCTGCTCGCAGCGGACGAGTTCAATTTCGGCCATGACGTGTTCGGCATTCGCAACTGCCTTGACCGTGAAACCGGCAAGTTGCTGCGCAATTTCCTGCCGCGCTTCCACGCGAAACATGCCGAGGCGCGATCATGAACGCCCTAACCGGAGTAACCGAAAACATCCTCGGCGATCTTTGGCGCGAGGTCGTCGCTGCTGGGCGGGCGGCAACATTTAGAAAGGCAAAGGCTGACCCACAGGCACACAAGCTGACGAAGGTTATGGACGAAGGAAAATCGGCAAGCTGGCGCTACTGGTCTGCCGCGCCGGATGGTTTCGGTCGGCAAGTCCGCTTTTGCTGGTCCTGCAACAGAAACGCGGCCGGGTACTTTCTCGGATGGCGTGAAGTGGTGAACAAGAACGGAACCATCAAACGGGATCGCTTCTTGTCGCGCAAGCTCAAGCACCGCGTGCGCGAGATCGCAGCGGCCAGGCGCGATTCCTGGAACGCAGAGCGGGTGCCAACATGAACACCCAAGCCCTCATTCAACTCTGGAACTGCACACAACGGCATCACGGCGCGTCGGGCGCCCGCGCCGCGGCCGGGGTGCTGCTCGGCCTATACAACGGCGATCGCTTCCCGTTCGACCTCGTTGACCTGCGTGTGATGGACCAGAACTACCTGGACGCGGCGATAGAGGTCATTCGTTGCGATGCCACGCGCTGCCAACGGGAAGTGCACGAGTGGCTCAATCAATTAACCGGCCGTAGAGATTTTGGTATGCGGTTCGAACGCCTCGCTCACGAATACCGGCGCAAAGGCCGCTGCAAGCTAATCCATCTCGATCCGGTCTCACCGGAGAACCTGTTGATTGAGCAGCCAGAGCCGATTGGTAAGCAGATCGTGCGCAGCAATCCAGCGCCGATGCTGTCATGAGCGCCGCCGTGGAGCGCGCTATCCATGACGGCCTGAAGAACGCAATTCAGGCGATTGAGAAAGAGAACGGCATCCGGGTGCTGGATATTCACGTCGATTGGCGAGGAATACGAGCGCTCGGCTCGCCTCCACAATTTTACGTTAACAGCATCCGAGCAACAACTGAGAGCGGAGATTGACGATGCAAGCCATCTGGAAATTTCCGCTCGGCTTGCAAGACAAAACGGTCATCACCATGCCGCGCAGCGCCCAGATCCTATGCGTGCAGACTCAGTTCAACAAGCCATGTCTCTGGGCGCTGATTCACGATATCGATGGACCGAAGGTTTCGCGCACGTACACCACCTACGGCACCGGCCACAAGCACGAAGCAATCACCGGACGTTACATCGGCACCTATCAACTCGACGGCGGCGCGCTCGTGTTTCATGTTTTCGAGGAGGCGTGATGTGCTTACCCTCAATCGTTGATCTGCACCAAGCCGTCCCGGTGAGCGCCGCAGAACTGACGCGGCTGCGCCCGCTTGCTCAATTCGCCCTAGCCGTGCTTGAGGAAAGCCGTAACGAATTGGCGGACCTAGACGGCGGCTGGTTGCAGGACAAGGCCGAAGCCCTTGGCTTATTGGTGCGCGTTCCAGTAACAGAGCCATGCGGCGACGAATGTCGCTGCGCTGATTATGGCGCGTTTCCGCAGGACTGCCTGCGCTATTCGGATGAAGTGAGCGCGGCTCTAGGAAGGGCACAACCATGAGTGCCCGCGCCGCCTATCCGAATGCCGCGATCTACCCGCACGGCGCTCTGACGGCGACGCAGCTCGAACAGCTTTGCCACGATCACAGACTGCGCCTGATGCAGACCACGCACGGATACCTTTACCTATCAACCGAGTCCACAGCAGCGCCTAAAGCGCTTCCCGTTCTCCTCCCTGTCGGGGACGTAGAGGGCGCTGCTGCTGGGCCACCATTAGAAGCGGCTTAAATGGAACGCTACGCAAACAAGCGAATGATGTTCCGCCGCGGCGGGCGGTTCTCCAAGCCACCAACATTGGCCCAACTTGGCTATCCGGTAGCCACGGGACAAATGACCTGCGTATGTGGGCACAAGTTCTATCCGATCCTGATAACGGGGTACTGCCCTAAATGCGGATCAAGCGAAAAACAGGAGGCAGCATGACCCACATCATCAGCAACGACTCGCCCAAGGAACGCCACATAGCCGCGCACCCCGCTGACTACATCGTCGGCAGCTTCCTCGTCGCCGTAGTGATCCTAGCGTTGCTCGGCTACATCTAGGAGACAACAACATGATCCGCCTTTTCTTCTCTCTCACCATCCACCTGGTCCTGCAATGGAACGCCCGCGTGAACGCCGCAGCACAGCGCCACGCAGCCGCGCACGCTGAGGAAGATATGCTCGCTTACCGCGCCGGCATCCCGAGGGCCGACGAATCCGCCCAGCATTGGGAATCGCGCGTGCGCGAAATCAAGACTGAACTACGGGCACGGAAACTTGCGAGGTTATTCGGATGAACACCACCGCCTCGCTCGATCTTCCGCTCGACATTCCCGTGAAGCCCCACGACGATCCGGAGCCGCGCGCGGTGTGGCAGACCATCTTCGCGCCGACACGCCCGCACGTCACGTTCGAACAGGCGATGCGCGACCCAATCCTCGCCCACAGTATCACCCAGGTCTCGCTCAAGCGCGCACGGCGCCTCGCCAAGGCCGGCAAATGATCCTCATCGGGTTGGCTGGCCCGCCAAGCGCAGGCAGGAGCACCGTCGCCATGCGCCTGAGCCATGGCCACAGTTTCCAGCGACTGCTGTTTCGCGGCCCCAACCTGGAACGCGAGGAAACCTGGCGGCAGCAGTATGGCGAGCGCTTTGAATTTCACCGCGCGCGAAAAACGCCTGGCGTCGTCCTCAACGTGCAATCCGACAAAGAGGCGGCATTCATCCGCGACCAGGGCGGCCAGGTTTGGCACCTGCAGCGCTTAGGCTATCTGACGCGCGCGGGCGATACCTACAAAGGCATCCTTCCGCAAGCCGCCGATCGCGGTCTGCTGAACGACGGCCCGATCGCGGCGCTCTACAACCGCGTCGACAGACTGCTCGACGACTTGGCCGACGCGCGCGGCTAATCACTTTCAGGAGAACCCATGAACGCACCCGCCACCGCCACCACGCCAGACAGCGCCTATCAATTCATCATGCTCGACGACATCGAGCCATCGAACACGCACATCCAACAGTTGCGCAGGGCTCGGTTCGACACCGCAGCCATGGCCGAGCTGGTCGCGACCGTCGAGGCGCACGGCGTGCTGCAGCCGATTCTGGTGCGGCCGAAATACACCGTGCGCGTGCACCATGCCGGCGAGGGCCTCCACTGGTACGCCGAGATACTGGGATTTTCCGGCAATTGGAATACGCAGGGCACCGGCCATAAGACGCAGGCCGAGGCCGAGGCCGAAGGGGCACAGCTCTCCGCGCAACACGAGATCGTAGCTGGCGAACGCCGTTGGCTCGCCGCGCGCGCGGCGAAGCTCGCGCAGATCCCCGCCGTGGTGCGCGATCTCACCGACCTCCAGGTGCTCGAATTCCAGTTGATTGAAAATTTACAGCAGGAAGGCTTGCACCCGCTAGAGGAGGCCGAAGGCTTTGCCGACCTGATGAAGTTGCAAGAGGTAACCGCCGAAACCATCGCCGAAACTATCGGCCGCAGCAAGAGCCACGTGCACGCCCGTTTGAAGCTGCTCGAACTCATCCCCGCAGCCCGTGAAGCGTTCAACAGCGGCTTGATCGATTTATCCAAAGCGCAGCGCATCGCGCGTATTCCGGTGCCAAAGCTGCAAGCAAAGGCGCTCAAGCTCGCGGCGACTCCCGACTACCGCGGCGACGCCATTTCGTTTAGAGATTTCACGCACGGTCTCGAAAACAATAAATTTGTGATCGCGCTGAAACTCGCCACATTCAGCTTACGCGACTCTACCCTACCCGGCGGCGATTGCATTGGGTGCCCCAAACGCACGGGCAATCTGGGTGATTTGTTCACCGACATCAAAGACCCCGACGTATGCACCGACCCCGGTTGTTTCGATAAGAAGACCACAGCCCATCAAAAGCACCTGCGCGCCCAGGCCGATGCAACTGGCCGCACCATCATCAGCGGCGACGCGGCCAAGGCGATCATGGGCCATCAAGATCAACTGCGCGGTTACATCGACCTCGATGCCATATCAAACGAAGAATTCCCCGAGGCGGAACCGGAAACGCCAGAGGACGGCGCAAAGACGCCAGAGTGGTTTGCCTGGGAAAAGCGCTTTGACGCCTTCACCCCGCGCACCTATCGCCAGATCCTCGGTGACATCGAAGCCGCCGTGCTGCTCGACACCGGCAAAACGCTACGTGAGATCCTCGCCATCGCCGATGCGCGCAAACTCCTCAAGCCGCACGGCATCACTTTGCCAGACTGGATTGACCGCAAACCAGAACCATCCGACCCAGCCGAACGAAAAGAAGAGGAAGAAAAGCAGCGCGAGCGCCAAGCGACCGAGGAAGAATTCCGCCGCGCATTGCTCGCGCAGATTCACGCCAAGTGGAAGGGACCGCTAAAACGCGAGGACCTCATTGCGCTTGCCCGCTGGCTGCTGGAGACCACCGACACCACCGCGCTTGAACAAACGTGCTACGGCGGCAAGGAAATCAATCCCGAGAAAATGACCGAGGCCGAACTGATCCGCCTATTGGCGGAATTCACCGTGACGCAGACGATCGAGTACCTGAGCAACAATCCCGCCCCACTCCTCAATCTGGCCAAGCGCTGCAAGATTGATCCGGCCAAGGTGAAGAAGGACCTTGCTTCAGCGGCGAAGGCGAAAGCAAATCCGGCGCCGGCGAAGGCGCGGAGCACCAAGAAAAAGGCGGTGAAGAAATGAGTGCCGCACCGGAGAGTTTCGATCTGATCGCCCACCTGCGCCGGCAGTGTGAATTTTCCCTTCACACTTTCGGACCCGGCGAGCGCACGGACGGATTGATCGATCACATCATCAAAGAGCTTGACGAGATCGAGTCGGACCCGACCGACCTCTCCGAGTGGATCGATGTCGTGATTCTCGCCCTGGATGGCGCGTGGCGAATCGGAGCGACGCCGGAGCAAATCGTCGCCGCTCTGGTAGCAAAGCAGACCAAGAACGAGGCGCGCGAATGGCCTGACTGGCGCACCGCTGCACCAGGGAAAGCCATCGAGCACGTTGAAGACTGACCCACAACCAGGAGCCCACATGAACGCACCAGAATCAAAGACCGAAGTTCCCACAATCATCGGCACACCCTACGGCGGCGGTTTCTTCTACGGCCGCATCATCGACGGCGATCATCTGTTCGCACTGATCGTCGCGCCTAAGGACGGCGGCGAGCATGACGACACGCCGTGGAATAAGTCAAGGAAGGCTGTTGCCGGCGCCGGCAGCTACTTCGACGGCATGGCCAACACACGCGCGATGGCTGAGGCAGGCAGCGGACTCGCCCAGTGGGCGCTGGGCCTGAAACTCAACGGCGAGAGCGACTGGTATCTGCCCAGCCGTGACGAGCTGGAGATCCTGTACCGCAACCTCAAGCCTACCACCCACGAGAACTACGAGTACCGCAACGGCGACAATCCGAGCAGCGTGCCGGCAGGGTATCCATACACCGCCAAGCTGCCAGCGCAAACCGCTGCCGAGCACTTCCGTACTGGCGGCCCCGAGGCATTCGAGGACGCCTGGTATTGGACCTCAACGCAGTGCGCCCCGGACGACGACTATGCCTGGGCGCAGGATTTCCTCAACGGCTTCCAGAGCAACTACCGCAAGGACGACGACTTCAGGGCTCGGGCGGTCCGCAGATTGCCCATTTAGTCCATTCAACAATTTCAGGGGTGAACCGATGAAAAACGCGAAAGCACAATGGATCAAAGAAAACCTCAAGGAAGGCGAGGAATACAGCGGCCTAATTCTTGGCAAGGGCGGCGAGTCGGATTACCACCTGATCCTGCGGCCCGGCGAGGCAGAATCCGTCACTCACGAACAAGCCAAGGAATGGGCCAAGAAAGCCGGCGGTGAACTTCCGACTCGCCGCGACCAGGCGCTGCTCTATGCCAACCTGAAGGAGCAGTTCCAGCCGCGCTGGTACTGGTCTGGCGCGCAGTACGCCCCGGACGACGGCTATGCCTGGGCGCAGGATTTCGGCTACGGCACCCAGGGCTTCTACCCCAAGGACGACTACTACAGGGCTCGGGCGGTCCGCAGATTGACCCTTCAACAATTTAACCTTTGCTTTTCAGCATGGCCATTCACACACAATTGCCGATCTACAAGGTTGCGTACAACCTCGCCGATCTTGCCGTCGATCTCATCAAGAACATGCCGCGTGAAGTCAAAGCGGTGATCGGCGGCGAGCTTCGGGACGAGTGTCTGCGGCTGTTGGTCCTGATCTTCAGGGCCAACGTCGCCACGGACAAACGCGCGCACCTGACTCAGTTGATCGAACGCCAGCAAGTGGTCGAGTTGCTTCTCCGCCTGTCGCGGGATAAGCGCTTCATTTCGACCGGGCAGTATGCGCGGGCGGTTCAGTTGACCGAGAGCATCGGCAAGCAAGCCAATGGATGGCGCAAAGCTTCCGCATCGTCGCCTGCCACATGAAGGTCAAGGCTTTCATGTCCGTGCGATATTCAATCTGGTCGTGCCGCTTCCTCACGAGGGAACCGATATGCGCGTAGTGGACACCCACGGCAGCAGCCGGGACGGGTCCGGCGCAGTTTCCCCGCTGATCGGCGCGAGCCTTCGCCGGGGTGACGTAGATAGCACGAACGACCGCAGTACGCCCCGAACAACGACTATGCCTGGGCGCAGAATTTCAACAACGGCAACCAGAACAACTACCACAAGGACAACAACTACAGGGCTCGGGCGGTCCGCAAATGAATACGATGCTGGCCATGCTGATTTTTCTTTTGAGGAATTGGTAGTCGCGTACCTGGACTGCCGCAAGAACAAGCGCAACACCCACACCGCCGTCGCGTTCGAGCAGGACTTAGAGCGCAACCTGTCCCGGCTTCACAGCGACCTGGTTGACGAGTCCTACACGCCCGGCCGCTCGATCTGCTTCATTGTCACCAGGCCAAAGGCCCGCGAAGTCTGGGCGGCCGACTTCCGCGATCGCATCGTCCACCATCTGCTATACAACCGGATCGCGCCACGGTTCTATGCCAGCTTCATCGCTGACACCTGCGCGTGCATCCCAGGCCGCGGCACGCTCTTTGCCGCCCAACGACTCGAAGCGAAGATCCGGAGCATCACGCAAAACTGGACGCGGCCGGCGTGGTATCTGAAATGTGACATCGCCAATTTCTTCGTCAGTATCGATAAGCGCGTGGTGCGCGAGCAGCTCGCCGCGCGCGTCACCGAATCGTGGTGGATGGCGCTGGCGGAGACGGTGCTGTTTCACGATCCACGGCCGGGCGCGTCAATACAGAGCACACCTGCATTGATGGCACGGGTGCCGCCGCATAAAAGCTTGCTGAACCAGGTCGAGAATCTTGGCCTCCCCATCGGCAATCTATCGTCGCAGTTTTTCGCCAACGTCTATCTTGATGCCTTGGACCAGCATTGCAAGCACCGCGTGCGTGCGCTGCACTACATCCGCTACGTGGACGACTTCATCCTGCTCCACGAATCACCGCAATGGCTGAATACGGCGCACGCCGACATCGAGGCTTTCCTGCCGCGCGAACTTGGCGTCAGGCTGAATCCATCAAAAACCATCTTGCAGCCGGTCGATCGCGGCGTGGACTTCGTTGGCCATGTGATCAAGCCCCACAGCCGCACTGTTCGGCGGCGGACCGTCCGCGTAGCCATCGAGCGCATCAGCCGAATGGAAGGCGAGGACTTATATCGATCGGCGAACAGCTATTTCGGCTTGTTGCGCCAGTCACCGCAGAGCCACACCGACCGAGCGCGCCTGGGCAACGTCCTGCGTAGCCGCGGGCGTTCGATCAACAAGCAGTTCACGCAAACTTATCGGACGGCTCGAAATGACGATTAAGCCTGTCCGTTTTTCGCTTGACGACGCGCAGACCGCGGCCGGTGGGTTTTTCAATTGCGGGCCAGCAGCATTGTGCGCCGTCGCTGATCTACTGCCGGATGAGGCGGTGTCCAAGCTGCGCGGTTTCGAGCGAAAGCACTACACCAATCCCTCGATGATGCAGCAGGCCCTTGGCGATCTCGGCATCAAATTTCAGCGCGTCTATGAATGCCTCGGGCTCGGCATTGCGCGCAGTCCGCTTTATCCAACTTTCGGCCTTGTCCGGGTGCAGTGGGGCGGCCCGTGGACGAAACCTGGCGTTCCGGTGGCCGCCAGATACCGGCATACACATTGGATCGCCGCCAGCGATGAAATGCGCTTCGACGTTAACGCGATGTGCGTTGGCGGCTGGTTGCCGCGCGCCGAGTGGGAAACGCAGCTTGTGCCGTGGCTGCTGAAGGAATGTGAGCCGAAGGAAAACGGCGAATGGTGGCCAACTCATTGTTGGGAAATTTCGAGGTGACCAATCCATGACCGCCCCCGTCCGCGTCCAGCTCTCGCGCAAGAAAGGCTTCCGGCTGCCGCCGAACACCGCCAACGTGGCACGGCCGTCGCAGTGGGGCAACCCGATCAAGGTTGGTGGCACGTTGCGCGTAGAAGCCGATGGCGACATGGTTGAAGCCGCCATCACGCCGGCGATCGCCGTCGAACTCTTCCGCGAATACATCGCCGGCGCGCTGCGCAAACACCCGGCACTGCTCGAACCGCTGCGCGGCAAGCGCCTAGCCTGCTGGTGCGCGCTCGATGCGCCATGCCACGCCGACGTATTGCTCCAGTTGGCCAATAAACCATGAACCGGGCTGGCCCCATCGAAAACGTCGCCTACAAATCAGAGGCCGAGATCCGCGCCTATTTGCGCGGCCTCGATGATGGTGGTTTGATCGCCCAAGAAATGACGCAGAAGGGCGCCATGCACGCCATCCGCTTCATCCTCCAGACCCCAGGCGATGCGCGCGAACTCGCCAAGCAGATGCGCGACAACCTGCGCTGGCACGCGATGATCATCAGCGAAGAATGTGCGCGCCGCGGCCTGCCCGTTGTCGCGGAGAACGGCTAAGCCATGTTTCTCACCGCCGCCGAACTGCGCGAACTGACCGGCCGCGCCCGCCGCAAGGATCAACTCGTCTGGCTCAAAGCCAAGGGCTACAAGCACGAAGTGAACGCGCTCGGCAGGATCATCGTCGCCCGTGCCCATGTAGATCACCGACTTGGTTCAGGCCAGCCGCCGGCGCCGGAGCCGGATTTCTCGGTGTTCCACAAAGCGGCGTAAGATAGCCGCCCATGTCCCGCCGCCGGCTTACCGACCTTCACCTGCCCGTCAGGGTGTATTTCAAGAACGGCAGTTATCGCTATGTTGATCCCGCTAACAAATGGCACACCCTGGGCCGCGCATGGGACAGGGAGGCGCGCGCAGAGTTCGACCGGCTATCCAGGGGCACCGCACCACCGCAGACCGTATCAGCCCTCCTTGACGCCTTTCTGAAGCATCGCGAAGACGAAGTGCGCGCCGGGACGAAGGCGATGCGCACCCTGGACGACAACGAGCAGGAAGCCAAGACGTTGCGCATGGTATTCGGGCAGATGCCGGTATCGACGGTCAAGCGCCAGCACGTTGCCCGATATCTCCGGGAGCGCAACGACAAGGACGGCAAGCCGGCGCCAGTGCGCGCCAACCGCGAAGCTGCCCTCCTTTCCTCTGCCTTCGCCTGGGCGATGGGCCTGCGCGATTGGGACATCAACGAGAATCCATGCTACGGATGCCGGCGGAACACGGAGCGGCCGCGGCGCCGTTACATTGAGACATCCGAGCTGGCAATATGGAAGCGCACCGCACCGGCAAGGCTCCGAGCGTTCGTGCTGTTGAAGCGCCTCACCGGATCGCGCCAAGGCGAGCTACTCGCGCTCACGCGGGCGAGCATCACAGATCGAGGGCTTACGATCGGGATCTCCAAGACAGGACGAACCAAGATCGTGCGCTGGTCATGGGCGTTGCGTGTAACGATCGATGCGATCCTGAAGATCCACGGCAAAGTGCCGAAGATCGCGTTATTCCCGGCCAGGAACGGCGGAGCGTTGACCGGGCGAGGATTCAAAAGCGCATGGGCTCGGGCGATGGAGCCTTACCTTACGGCCGGCGGGGCGCGGTTCCGGGAGAACGACATCCGGGCGAAGACCGCGAGCGACATGAGCACGGCCGATGCGCAGCAACTGCTCGACCACGCGAGCCCATCGATCACGCGCCGCACCTACCAGCGCGCGCCGGTGAAGGTCAGGCCGTTGCGCTGATTGTCTAATATCCAAAATAGATTTTAGACAATCGCGCTTTCGACTCTTCTAACCCCTTGATTTGGGGTGGCTGATGGGGCTCGAACCCACGACAACCGGAATCACAAACCAAGCGACTTTTGCTGATTTTTAACTAGAAAACAGGAAAGTGTCAAAATCGAGCAATCGGCCGCAATCCGGGCGATTCTAGCCCCTTTCCCGCTGCCGTACCCTACCACCCCACCCTAAGCGAACGCACGCGCCCTACCCCTGATCCAAAGGCGCCCGGCTAGAACGTAGCGCCACCCCGTAAACGCAAAAAATCCCAGACCAGCCGAAGCTGATCTGGGTAGTTCCACAGCAACGCCTTCAGGGTGTCCAGCTACGCGCTCGTGACCTCGCCGCCCGTAATAAAGCCATGCCAGGCGCATCCACCAATCAGCAGCACCGACCGATTACCACCACCTCCTACCGCGTCGCCGTTCAGCGTCAGGTCGTCGAGACTGGTCCCCGATATTGACCAGCGGCCCGGACCTGGACGAGCATCCTCGGGCGTGCCGCGGCTTCGAGACCAGCAGACCACCAGGTGAGTGCCGACCGGGCCGCCGTTTGCCGCAAAGCACTTCGGGCACAGGAACTGGATGCCCTGCGCTTCGGCAATTGAATCGACGGGGTGCATCACGACCTGTTCGCGCAATTCGGTGTGTGACCCACTCGCCGAGCCGACCGCCGGATCGTTGACGATTTCCGTTGGCCAGTTTGGTGTCACCACGCGCCGCAGGAAGTGCGGATCGAGTTCGATCAGCTTCATGAGTCCGCCGCCCCATACTCCAAATCATTCGCCGCGCGATTCACCCACCCCTTCCCGGCGGCCGGCCAGTTCGACAGCTTGGTCCAGTAGCGCAGGCGCTGCGCCACGAACAGCATGATCATGTCGGTCACGCTCTTGGCCTTGATCGCCGCAACCGTCACCGGCCCGACGTGCCCATCGTCAGCGACACCTGCCGCGGCCTGTAGCTTTCTGAGCGCGGTGTCAATCCCGCTGTTCACGGCGAAGTCGAACACCTGGAAGGCGATCGCCGGGTCGTACTCGTCCATGTGGCCGCGCTGCCAGAAGTCACGCAGGTAGATCGCCTTCGCCCCGTCGCGCGTGAGCGCCTTGATGTCGACGTCCGGGTAGGAGCGCTTGGAGATGCCCCAGTTGGTCTCGCCTCCGGGGTCAGAGGCAAGGTTGCTATACCCGCCCTCGTTTCCCAGGAGGCGATCGCAAGCAAGATCGAAGCCGGTCATGGCGTCACCCTAATGCTTTGGCATACCGCCACCATGCGCTGATTGTTGAGGGGCTTGGCTACCGCTTCGCAGCGCGTGTACTCAGAATAAGCACTGTCAATCACAAGCGACGGAGCGCCTGCGTAGAGAATAACAAGCAGATAGATCATTTACAGTCTGTCCAGAAAAAGAACTTACCCCCTGGCTGGCCGCAGCCGTAGTCAGGGGGCAGTTGCGCGCAACCGGCGATCAGTGCCAGCGCGAGCGTGGTTATGAATCTACTCACGCCGCCGATTTGTCGTAGTTGGCATCGAGCGCAGCGAGGCGCGAGGTCTGGTCCGCTTTTTCAGCATCGGTCGGCCCGCGGTTCTCTTTCTGCATCAGAGCAACGCGCGCCGCGCCCTCGTTGACCAGGTGAGTGACATCGACGCCAGCGGTGATGAGAGCGGGGAGCTGGACCAGAAGCTGCGTGGCGAAGGTCTCGACCGGTGAGGGGGTCGGTGACGGGTTCGAGTTGGTGTGGTTAATCAAAGCCGCAACCGAAAAGCCGGTCTGCAAAAGCTGCGGCAACGCTTGTAGGACCAAGAGGGCGAGAGGCATGGCGGTGATTCCTTTTCAATGATGAATGGTTAACTGACTCGATGCACTTCGACGCGTTACGTGCGCGCGCTGCTACTTCGTGCCGTACTTGTTGCTGATGCTCTGGAACGCGGAGAGCCCCGACTTCATCGCGGTAAGCGCGGTCGAGATCACGTCGCTCCCAAATCCCGGGGTATCGACGGCGGTCTGCGCAGCAGCGAGAGAATCGCGAGCGACGTTACGCGCCTTAGTGATCTGCGCAATGACTGCGGGATCGCTGCAGGGCAGCACGGCTGGAACTGCGCATCGGGAAAGCTGCGCATAGGCGGTGGCGAGTCGCTCGGCGACCCCGTAGCCTTCCTTCGCGGCAAACACGTCGCGCTGTGCTTTTGTGATGTCGAAGACTGGCGCGCTCACCTCGGTGGTTGGTGAGTTGGAGCAGCCGCTGCCCGCAAGCATCGCGAGCGTGACGGCAATGAACAACGATGCAAATAACTTTTTCATGGCGTGGTTCCTTTCGTGGTCGGTTGTACAGCGGGTGGGACGACATTGAGCGCCTCAGCCATCGAGGACTGCGGCGCAACAAATGCGGCGATAATTTTCGTGGTATCTGCGGGAGAGACCGGCGGTGTGGCGCCTACGGTGGAGTCCGCCACCGCGACACCCGCGTTGACCGCGATGACCTCACGCGCCTTGGTAGCTTGCTCAGAGCGGTGCTTGTCCCACACCCCCCAAACGATCGGGATGACGATCATCACGGCACCGATGATCTCATTGACCGAATCGGCATCGATGTATTTGTGCGTCGCCATCCACATCCCGGCCACGCCGAGCATGGTCCGCACCGCGCTTAGCAGGGATTGCTTGGTTACATCATCCATTTCATTTCTCCGTTAGCATTGCCAAGCTGGCGCCACCGGCGAGCGCAGCCTGAACCACCGAGGTCGGTGTCGGGCTTTCGTAATTCTCAAGCAGCATCTGCGCGCGAATGAAAGCCGCAAGCTCGGCGCATTGCCAGACCCCGTTCGCGCCAGGCGTGACCTTGGCGATGAAAGACTTGACGGCCTCCCATTTGGAATAGGGCTCGCCGATCTTGGAGAGCGCAGTTAGTTCGGTGGCATCCGTCCACGGTTCGCGCTTTTCGCCCAAGAGCCAGTAGCATGGCAACAGGCGCGACAGCGGAAATATCCGAACAGCCGGCACCACGGCCTCGATCACCAGCACCCGATCGCCGATACACCAGGCAACCGCGGCGTGCGCGTACTCGCTACGCGTGAACATGCGGACACCCTGCACCTGCAGGTCGTACCAGCTACCCCACGCCTCATGTCCCCAGGCGAGCAGATCTCCGGAACGGATTGACGGGCGGGCGTCGGCGTAATTCACTCTTTTCTACCGAACAAAAGTCTGCCCGCTCGGTGTCTGCCCGCTCGGTGTCTGCCCGCTCGGTGTCTGCCCGCTCGGTGTCTGCCCGCTCGGTGTCTGCCCGCTCGGTGTCTGCAAGTAGAGCACCTGGGGAGCTTGAGCCACTGGTGCCGTCGATTTGGTTTCCGCGAAGATCAGCGCGACCACGGCCACGGCGACGCCGGCAACCGCCAGGATTGCGGCCCAGGTCGAGCCGATGCCTTCGCTCTTGCCTTGGTTCGCCGACTGCGCTTTGACCATGTTGCGCATTTCGGTCATCAGCTCGGCCATCGCCGGGTCGGTGTAGGCGCTTCGCCCCTGTCCGGTGTACGAGGATTTTTCCAAGGTGGCGATGCGTTCGGTGAACTGCGCAGTCAGCGCGTTTTGCGCCTTCGCCATCGTGTCGGCGGTGGTTGCCACCAGGGCGCGCAGCGCGTCCGCCGATGCGGCCACCTGATTCGCCAGCACCGAGGCTTGCTGCCCGGCGCGCTCACTTGCCACCGCCACCGCCGCTACGTCCACGGCGCGGATGGCGTCGATGCGCTTCGCCTCCGCGAGCGCCAGTTTTTCATGGAAGTCAGCGACCAGCTTTTGCTGTTCGTCAATGCGCCTGCTTTCCGCCCCCCTCAAATCGTCGAGCCTCTTGCTCTCGGCCACAGAACGAAGCAAGGCGGTATCTTTCAAGTTGCCCATCACCGCGTCGTAATACTTATTGTCCGACTTGCGCAGGTCACGCTGCGCTTTGACCGCAGCCTTGACCAGCGCCATGACGTTCTCGGTCGGGTCAACGGCGCCTTTGCTATTTCTTTGTTGATCGACGGTCATCGCGTGTTCTCCGTTTTATTTCGCCGTGCGCCAAACGCGCTCGCCGAGCAAGTAGAATTTGTCCCAGGTGTACGGCTCCTGCTCCCAACGCATCACGTTCGGATAGCGATTGTCCAGAACGTAATCCTCATTGCCCAACGTCGCCACCAGAACACAGTGGTATTCGTCTTTCTCGGTGTAGCACAGACCGAGTTTCAACTGCTCACGCGGCCAACCGGCGGCCAGTAGCTTCCGCATTTTGGCGATCGCATAGTCCTCGCAATCCCCCTCGTTGCCTTCGTCGAGCGCGTCTTCCCACCAATCGTCGCGCTTGTACTTGGTGGCGTCATCAACGTAGGTCACCGCCGAGTTGACTTCGGTGTTGATCGCGGTGAGCGCATCGAGTGTCACTGACATTCGGATCTCCCCGGATGCTCATTGCAGTACGCCGTCCAGTTCGGATTTGCGTCCGTTCTGCCGCCCATCGGTATGGTGCTGTCCGGGCCGGCCGGTTGTACCGGAGCGCACGCCGAGGCGAGCAGCAATAAAATGACGCAATATCGCCTCATCACAGACCCAGCTTCGCTTTCTCTGCGCGCCCCCACGTGCGCACGGCCTCGACGTGCGCGCCGAAAGCCACCAAAGCATCACGCTCCCCCGCTTCGAACGTGTACGCCCCAAGCGCTACGCCCACACCAATCCGAGCAAAATACTGCTCATCTTCGAGGCTATAGCGCGCTCGAATCTGCTCCTGCATCCGGGACGAGATCAGTGCGACATGCGGGCTCGCCGCCTTGATCGCGTCGCGCAGCGCGTCGGTGAGCGTCACCGGCGCCACGTTTGCCGCGATCTCTTGCGGCTGCTCGGCAGGCAGTGCGGCCCCGTCTGGCAGGGCGACATAGGTAATGCCCTCGACGGTGGCCAGTTCGGTGCCCAGACGCTGGCGCGTCGTTGGGTCTTCAGGCAGCCGCAGCTCGCGGGTGATCTGCTCGTCGATATGCTTGCGGTAGCCAATGATGGAGGGCATGGTTGTGCTCCTTGAGATAACGCAGCATGTGCTGCAATGAATGGGTGCGGCGCGCATGGCCGAGCACTGAAACCGTGCTCTCCATTTCGCCGCGCTTGACGGACTGGCGGAAGGTATAAAGGCTATGCCGGCGCACGAAGCGCTTGCTGATCCAGGTGCGGTAGCCGACGAAGTTCATGCCGCGCTTCACCCGCGCCAGGGTAGACTTCGACAGCTCGAGATGAAGGCCGGCGATGAACTCCACGATCCGCGCCTTGCAGATCAGTAGTGCCTCGCGCGTCAAACCGAACAGCACGAAGTCGTCCACATAGCGGCAGTAGCGCTTGATGTGCAGAACGCGCTTGATGAAGTGATCGAGCGGGTTGAGGTAGATCAGTGCGTAGAGTTGCGAAAGCAGGTTGCCGATTGGAATGCCAACCGGCTCGCCGTGGTCCGAGAACAGCATCATCAGATCCACGAATCGCCGGTCCTTGATCTTTCGTTCGATCAGGCCGCGAAGAATCTTCCGATCGATACGATAGAAGAACTTTCGGATGTCGAGCTTCAACGTGTAGCTGCCAGGCGGGCAGGCTTGCAGAGCCTCCTGCGCGTAGTCAGCGGCCTTGTGCGTGCCATAACCGACGCGGCATGCAAACGATTGATCGATGAAGCCGCGGTCGAAGATCGGCCCGGCCACGGCATAGATGGCATGCTGCACCACCAGGTCGCGGAAGGCGGGAGCATAGATGCGCCGCGGCTTCGGTTCGTAGACCATGAAACTATAGTACGGGCGCGGCTTGTAGCTGCCGTCTGCCAGCTCTCGGTGCAGTGCGTCCATATTGGCGGCCAGGCGCTTCTCGAAGTTGAAACACGCACGCTTGCCGTGCTTATGTCTCGCCGCGGCGTGGAAGGCCAACCGCAGCGCCTCCGGTGTGAAGGCGGATTCGAACAGATAACCGAAGCGCTTCATTACCGGAACTCCGCTTGACGTTCGAGACGGCATGCCGCCCTACCAGAAAAGCGCCGGCACACCGATTTCGCCGTGACTATCATGGCGCTAATCACGCGCCGGAAAGCGTCTCCCTTGATTCCACTTCGACCCTGCAGCCCGTGAGGTGAAATCGAGTCCGCGCGAAACCCCACGTTGTTGTTGGAGTTGCTACGCACATTGTTGAGATTGAAATACCAGACCCCGGCGTTCGACGAGTTGTTCCAGTTGCCGCCAGAGATCGGGCACATGTCAAGACGCTTCCCGTTTTTCGAGCTGATGTTCGGCGACGATCCAGCCGCCGAGCATCCTGCCTAATTCGTCCACCAGCCGCGAGAGCGCGAGATACCGATGCTCGCCCAACGCGGCCGGAGATTTGTCCACCTTCTTCCCATCCTTGAACTCGAAATATCCGAGCGTGTACGCGAGGCGCACCAGCATGCGCAGTTGCTCGTGCCGGATGTCCAGATTCGTCAGGCTGGTTTTCTTGTGATAGCGCTTCTGCGCTTCGACGATGAAACCATAGACCTCGTAGGCCGCGCGCCGGATTTCGAGCGCGAGACCGTACTTTTCATGCTTCGGGAAGTGATTCAGATGCACGTTCATCAGCTTCGCGAATTCCATGAATTTCTGATCCAGTTTGGCTTCGTCGTGTAGCCCCATCGCTATCGCTCGGGGCCTCAGAGATACAAGGCCGCGCGAAACCCCACGCTGTAGGCGGCGTTGCCACGCACATCGTAGAGACTGAAATCCCAGACCCCGGCGCTCGACGAGGCGTTCCAGTAGCCGCCAGAGAGCGGGCACATGTCTGCCACACGATAATCGTAGAAGGCATCATTGCCGAAAGGGTTGGTGCCACCAACCCCGCCAACCAGGGGGCCACCAACCCCGGTCCATTGCCAGGCGAGTCCGCTGGTGGCCTCGCTGAACACCTGCGCGGCATTGCCGTAAAGCTTGAGACTGGCACTGGCAAGCGCCGCACCGTAGGTCGCGCCGAGATCGTCGTAGTTCGCCGCCAGTTGCCCGGCCGTGCCCCAGAGATCGAGCGCGCCACCAACGCCGGCCGTCATGTCCTTCATGCGCGCCGAAGTCTTGAGCACGTAGTAATGCGTCGCGGCCGTCTCAGAAACCAGGCCAAGATCGATGTTGTAGATGAGGCCATTCAAATCGGCGACGCCGCTGTTCTGGCCGTTGTGTGTTGTCCGACTGAACAGGTTCGCCGATCCCGTCTTTCCGCAGTTGGTAGCCGTGCCATCGTTCAGGTAGAGGATGGCGGCGTCCTGCGCATCGCCCAGGGCGTTGTTGTTGCAGCCCTTGGGGAAGTTATTCACGGCGTGATACCAGGCGCAGTAGGTGGTGGTGCTCGACGCCTGGCCGTGGGCGTAGGCCAAGAGCGCCAGCGCCGCGCGGATGAAGCGAGACGAGCAGAAGAAGTTCGCGCCGCGCGTCTTGGCCGCCGCGATCGCGCCGTAGTAGGCATCGATGGGCGCTCCGGTGAGGGAGGCAAAGTTCGTGTTGGCGATGCCTCCACGCAGGGCACTTGCCAGCGGGATGCCGTTTTTCAGGCTGGACGCAATGCCGCCGTTGCGACTCGGCACGTATTTGTCCACGAAGAAACCGGCCTGAATCGCGCCACCATCGTAGAACGCCCGGTGCAGCGCATAGCCCGCGGCGTTGGCCGTGGCCACGTCGACGTAAGCGGAAAATGGCTGGATCGCCACCTGGTTCAACGTGACGCCATTCGCGCCGGTCCCCCATTTGTAATAGAAGGCGGGAATCCAGACCATGACCGAGCCATCGGAATACTGGTAATTCCCGTAGGCGTCGGCGAGTGGATTCTGGTAGTCGGACAAACCGCCCATGCCGGCTGGCAGCGGGCCGGGACAGACGCCGACACCGAATCCAGCCTGGCCGGCAATGCCGATGTTGTTGATGCCACCCAGGGCGCCCGAGCCGATGACGATGCCGGTGGGGAACTGCACCGGCTGGCCGTCCTTGCCGGTAATTTTGCGAAGATTGAGGTTGCTCACAGAACGCTCCAATTTGAGTTGTCGGCTAGGGTCACTTCTACGCCGTCGCCAATGGTTAAAGGGCCGGCCGAATAGGCGTTATAGCCGGATGGTATGGTTACGTCGGCAAGTAAAGTCGTAGGGTTCATCCGCACCGCCGGATTGAGATCCGGATTCGCGGCAAGGGCCGCAGTCCATGCAGCCTGAGCAGCGACGCTGGCAGCGGCAGCGGCGATGGCATTGGCGGTCGCATTGGCAAGTCCGGCATTCAATGCGGACTGCGCTAGGACGCCGGCAGATGTGGCCAATGACTGCTTGGCGTTCACATCGACTTGCAAGGCGTTCGCTTCGGTGACGAACGTCGGTAGTGCAGCCAAGAATGTATCTGCACGCGCCGCAAACGTGGTTGGGTCGATCGTGCTGGGCGGAGTCGGCAGCGGAGTGATACCAGGCATTATATTTCCTCCAACTCTAGGGTGATTGTCGCTTTGTCCTGAAGGACCGAGTCCACGAGAAACTGCTTGTAAATACCGAGGATCGCCGTCATCTCAAACCAGTCGCTTGTCGAGTCATCAAGACCCGTCCATAGCGCCGCTACCGCGTTCAGCGCTACCCGCGCATCGAGCGCCTTGTTCACGCGAGCGCTATCGAGCAGGAGCACCGAATTGGTCTTTGGCACCGTGCGTCGAGGAACCAAGGTTGCGTTCCCCCATGCGTCACGGGTAATCGAGCTGAAATTCACCCCATCGTTCGTCGCGTGCTCCTGCACGTCCCCGAGATATACAAAAGTCCCGAACACGGCCGCGCCGCACTTCACATTCCCGCTAGTATCCGAGAGCGTGAGCGTCACGATGATGTCCGAGTAAGGAGGAACATCAAACACCACCTTGCTAACCTTCGACGAGAAGGGCTCAAAAAAATACGCATACCCGTCGCTCACCTCACGGGTGCGCAGGTCGAACGTCGCGCCCGACACCACCGACCAGAATGTGGGCGAGCTGGCAGGGGCGTGTCCCGCGTTCCCATCCTGCAACGACTGGTAGCAGGTCGCAAAGCCCACCGTCACGCAATCGCCTTTCGCATAGGTTAGACCAGGGATATAGGGCAGCGGGTACACGATGCCGCCCCCCGCAACCGAGGTCGCGCTAATGACGAGCGTGGTGCCCTTGACGCCCGTAATGCCTACGGTGTTGATCCGCTCGCCAGGCGCCACGACCACCGCGAGGGGCGAGGCATGCACGGTCTGCGTATTGCGGGCGAGATCGAACATTGCCCATCGGTTCGTTGGACCAACATCGAGCCATTTTGTCGTGACGGTATCGGGGGGCACAGGCAGCGGATTTCCGATGTTGCCCGCGGCGAGCGACTCGTAGCAGCGATGGGTCGTGGCAGAGGAGCACGTGTCCCCAAGCGCGTAGGTGGTGGCCGCATTGTATGCGGTCTCGATCGGCCCAAGAATGCGCCACCACAAAGGCGAGGCGTTCGGGGTATGCCCGATGTTCGCGTTCGCTATCGATTCATAGATGGTAAAGTCGGCTGCGACGAGCGCAATATCCCCAAACGTGTAGGTTGTACCCGCCACATACGCAGGGGGAGCGTGCGGCTCGGCCGCCGAACTGCTGGTCAGCTTCGCGTCGGTAATCACCACTGGCGGGGTTACTCTCATGCCGCTACCGTTTGCAGCCTCTGACCATCTGGGGTCATGTTGCGAATTAGGTCATAGTGTTTCTTGACGCTCTGCGCGGTGACGTTCGATACCGCAACCAGCTTATCAATTCGACCATTCAGCGTCTTGATCTCCTCTAGCAGATCATCGTTCGCGGCGCTCCCTCCGCCCCGCCAATTTGACGCCTGGGACGGGGTGAGTACAGCCTCGCCCTTGTGCGCACGCATCAGGTAGTCGTCGCTTGGCACATAGCGGAGGCCCAGCGCGTGGCCGGGAATCGCGGCGATGATCGCTTTCTGTGCCGCGATGTTGTCGGCGATAGCCTGCAACTGTGCCGCCTGTCCGTAGGTCTGGTCGTAGACGCCGCCCGCCTTCCAGAACTCCGCTTTGAATCCTGCGAAGTCAGAGTTGGTATACCCTCCGAGCAGTTGATACTGGCTCGTATTCTGAAGAATGCCCGCCGCGTCGACGTAAAGCTGTGCAGCCGCGCCACCCGAAGCGGTTTGCTGATTCACCCCATACGCGGAAACGAGTGAGTTGATACCGGTGATGCCCACGTTAACCGAAGCGACGAGTGCCGACTGCTGCGCAACAGATGCCGAGAGCGCGGCTTGTGCGTCGCTGAGGCGCTTTGCGTCAGCCGCAACCGTCGCAGCCTTTGCTGCTGCATCATCGGCTGCGGTCTTCGCTACCGCGGCTGCGTCTGCATTCTGCAAGACGCTTTGCTTGGTCAGATCAACCAAAGTCTGGAGTAATGTCGCTGTCGTCTTCGAAGCAAGGGCAATTCCATCGAGACTGTCGCTCTGAATCGTGGATCCAGAGATCAACGACGTGAGCATCGCGCTGGAATAGGTCGCGTTGAGTAGGGTTATGCTCTTGACCGCATCTTGAATTGTGTTCCCCGTCAGTACCAACTTGCTTTGCGCATCCGTCAACGCATTGCCCGCCAGAATCGCGGTCACCTGTTGCAAAGTGAGCGCGTTCCCTGCGGTAAGCTGCGCAAGCTGATTCGCGGTAATCGTGTTGCCCGCCAAAATCGCGGTCACTTGTTGTGTGGTGAGCGCGTTGCCAGAAGAAAGGGCCGCAAGCTGCTGCGCGGTCAACGTGTTCCCGGTCAGAATCGCGAGCATTTGTTCGGAGGTCAGCGCGTTCCCGGCAGAGAGTTGAGTGAGTTGCTGCGCGGTGATGGTATTCCCCGTCAGGATTGCGACAACCTGTTGCGCGTTAAGCGTATTGCCCGCGGTGATCTGCGCAATCTGACTTTGCGTGAGCACGTTCCCGGCGAGAATCGCAAACACCTGTTGCGAGGTCATTGTGTTACCCGCAACGAGCTGGGTAAGCTGCTGCGCGGTGATCAAATTTCCAGCCAAGATTGCAAGCACCTGCTGCGTGCTCGTCGCGTTCCCTGCGGAAAGTTGCGTTACCTGCTCAGCGGTCAGGCTATTCCCAGCCATGATCGCGACAATTTGATTTGCGGTCAGCGCATTGCCCGCGGCAACTTGCGCAACCTGGTCAGAGGTCAACGTGTTGCCCGACATGATCTGGACAATCTGCGAAGCGAGCAGCGCGTTGCCCACGCCAATCTGCGCAACCTGATCAACCGTCAGCGCGTTGCCAGCATTAAGCTGCGCGATCTGAGCTTGCGTTAGCGCGTTCCCCGCGATGAGTTCGACCAACTGCGATGCGGTGATGCTGTTGCCATTGGTAATCTGCGTTACCTGCTCAGCGGTCAGGCTATTTCCGGCGATGATCTGCCCCGTCTGATCTTGTATGAACAAATTCCCGTCAATCACCTGCACCGTCTGCCCCAGAAGCGCGGCATGGATTGTGTCAAGCAAAGCGAGTTGGCCTTTGAGAATTTCCGTGTTCGGGTCGACCTTGCCCAGCTCCGCCTTAACCTGCTCCAGCACCGCGACCTGGGTTTGGAGCAAGGCAGCGTTGTGTTCTTCCCAATTTATCGACGCAACCGCAGCGGCGTTCGCTTTCTGCAACATGTCCACCACTTTGCCTTGATCTCGCGCATAGGCGTTGGCGCTGGTAGCGGTGGCCATGCTCGCAGCGAGGTAGTCGTCGGCGGCTTTCGGCAATGCCTGCAGCGCCGAAACATCCCCGCCCATGGCTGCGCTGAAAGTTTGATTCAGAACCTCCGACGCGCTCGACTTCCCCGCACCGATGATTTTGGTAATCTCTGCGGTGAGGTTGGTGCTGATCTGGCGATAGGTATCCGCCAGTCGGTGCGCCGTGTTCGCTGCGCTACTGCTCGCCTGTATCTCGGCGCTCACCGCTGCGGTTGCTGCCTGCTGCGCCGTGGTGATCTGCTGTGCAAGGGTCTGCACCGCATTCGCGGCGCCGGTGGCAGAGGCCGCGAGATCCTGTGCGGCATAGATCTGTAGCTGCAATGCGGCTAATGATGGGTCAAGGGCCTTGAGTTCATCCTCGCGCTTCGCGGCGAGAGCGCCGATCGCGTTGCCTTGGAGTTCCATCAGTTGGATCTCCATCTGCCGGCGCTGATTGTCGAGCGCGAGCTTGGCGGCGATCTGCGCGTTGGTGATTCGAACGAAAGTCTGCGTGAGCGACTCACCGCTTTGCTGCAACGCGGCGATATTCGGGATCAGGGTAGAAGCAATGGTATCTGACGTCTTCGCGAGCACATCGATCATGTCCTGCTGGACGCCCTTGCCCGAGTTCGCGGCTTGCACCGTGATTGCAGCGAGCCCGGAGGTATCCATATTCAGCGCCTTCGCTTGCGCTTCCATGCTCGCGAACACCTCTGCGACCGACTTGTTAAATGCGGTGAGCGAATCCGCGGGTATTGGATCGACGCGAGATCCGCCCCAGTAGTCATTCGGTGGAGTGCCGATCATCGTGGTCACGCCCCCACCCGAGAGACCCCCGCGTGAAACAGAACCCGTCAAATAGTTCCCAACGTCCTGCGCCTGGCGGTCGCTCCCGCCCCCGCCGAACATCGAGCCAATCATGCCCCCTAGAGTGGAGCCAACGATAGTGCCAATCGGACCGAAGTAGCTTCCCGCAATACCGCCGAGCGTCGATCCGATTCCACCCGCCACATTCCCGGTAGCGGCCATGACCAAACCGCTAATGAAGGGGAGGCCAAACCCGTAGTTTCCGATGTCCGCAATCCACTGGGAGCCCATGCTGACGCCCATGTCTTGGAACACCCCGTTCGCCATCCCGGTCACCCCGGTCGCGCCTTTCGAGAACATACTCCCGATGCTGCTCATGCTACTCAACGAACTCAGCGAACTGGCTGCAGTTCCACCCGCCACTGTGCTACCCGCTGCGCTCGCCACACCCGCTGCACCGCCGCTGACGACGGACCCAACAACGGTCACCATGAACTTCTGCGCCGCCAAGCGTGCGAGCGCATCCTTGAGGACGGAAATGAAGTCGGCCATCCCGAGTTTGCCGTGGCGGAAGAAGTTGTACACCGCGTCTTCCATACCCTTGAATGCGGTGGCGAACGCATTCTTGGTTTGCAATGCCGAGTTGGTGGCATTGTCCATGTACTCGTTGTACGCTTGCTTCGCGCCGGCGACCCAGTCGCGCTCTTTTGCAATCTTGAAAGCAGTTACATCGAGCACCTGTGCTTTCTGGTCTGCCGCCTCTTTCACCAGCAAAGCCTCTGCCGCCGCGTACTGCCCTCGGTCATCGTTGCTCGCTCGCGCTTGCGCAGCGAGGGCGAGGAGCTTGGTGCGCAGTTCGACATCGATCTTGTGCGCTTCATTCAGCAGCGCCTGCTCCGTGGTGGTCTTCCCAAGCAAATCGATCTGGAACTTGAGATCCTCCAGGTACGCAGCATCTTTCTCAAGTGTGGGGTCAACCATCGCGCGCATCGCGAGCGAAGCCTTGCGCGCATCCGCCGCCGCAGCTTCCGCCAGCACTTGATTCCCCTGCACTTCGGTTAGATGCTGCAAACTTCCCGCGAGGTGCGTCACGCTACCGTCGGCAGCCATGACATCTCGCCCGTACAATTCCATCGCTACTTTTTCAGCATCGGTCTTCTCGAGCGCTGAACCAGACTTGATCTGCAACTCGTCCAGTGTCTTGGTGAACAGAATCACCTGCTTCAGCGCATCGACATGTCGCGCAAGTGCCAACACGTTTCCGGCGTGACTCTCGCCGTTCTTGTCAACGTCGAAAGAAAGTTTCTGCAATGAACCAGACAGCAACTGGTACATCGTTTTCTCTTCTTGGGTCTGGTTATCCAGCTTGCCCATTTCCTGCTCAAGCGACTGCATGGCGTGCTCGTAGAGCTTCAATTCGGCGGCGGCAAGCTTCGGGTCACCGACAGCGAAGTTAAGGGGCTTTTTGACGACAAGTTGACCATACTGATCAACGGCGCCGGACCAAGGCCCAGGTTCTCCGGCAGGCCCAACCCCAGTCTTGGCAAGTGACTTACGATACTCAATCGCCTTCTGCACCTTGTCCGCAAAGGACTCAAATCCCATCGCAGCCTTGTTGATATCCTCCAACATCGCGTCATCAATGGTGCCAACCTGCGTTTTAAGGTCATTCCACGCGGCAACTATTCCTTCGGTGTTGAGCGCGGGTTTCTCGCTTGGTTTTGACTTCAGCGCCCAAGCTTCCGTGCGCCCCACCGTTGCCATCGCGCCGCCAATTCCCTTGCCTATGATATTGACAACGGTCGCGAAACCCTTGAAGCTGTCAACTGCATTCGCAACCGCAATCGCAATACCATCCGCCCAGTCAGCTAGCGTATTATCAGCGGCGAGCCTTTTCACCGCGCCACCTAGCGAATCCGACTGCGTGGCCGCCTCAAGCAATACGCCTACAAAGGTCTGCATCGTTGGAATCAGCGCACTTGCAATCGTGTTCCAGAGAATTTCCTTTTGCTGGTTCAACTTGGCAACTTCAATCCGATACTCTTCCGCTCGCTGCGCTTGCTCGGTGGTAACGCTCGCTTCGATATCCCCGAGTTCGAGCAGTTTTTTCATAACCGGAATTTGATCCGCGCCCGCTTTCCCCAATATCGCGCGTACCACCGCGAGCTTGCCCGCGCCGTCGCTGTACTTATCGAGCGCAACAGCGATGTCTTTGTACATCGTGTTTAGGTCTTTTTCATTCCCAGTCGCGTCCTTCGTCGTCAGACTCAGCTTAGCGAGTGCCTGAGTCGATACCGCAGTTGCATTCCCAGACGCCGACATCGTCTTGCTCAGAATCGACATCGCCTGCTCCACGCTCGCGATGTCTTTCCCGGCAATCCCAGCAACAAATTGCAGCTTCGAAAAGTTCTCTACGCTGACCCCGGTTTTCTCCGACGCGTCTTTCAGTCGCGCCATCGAATCCACTACGGAGTCAATTTTATCGATCAACATCTTCGCCGAAAACCCGACCCCGATCGTCCCAAGAATCTGTTCGATTCCGCGCACAGCATCCCCCACGATGCGATTTGCCGAGGCCATATCTGACGTCAGACGCGCCATGTTGGCGAGCATCTGAACCTCGAGTGTGCCGGCGAGCGCCATGTGTTTTCCCAATAAAAAGGCCCGCCGAAGCGGGCCTTGATTTAGAGCGTTTCAGTGCTACTTATCGCGCAACCATATTGTTAAACGGCAGCCGGCTATCAGCGCCGCTCCAAGAGTAAAAAAGATAGCCATCAACGCCGACTGGTCTAGGTCTGTTCGGTTGCCCATCTTCACGAAAATCCAAACACTATAAACAAGCAGAGCAAAGCCGAGCAACTGCCCCACCTTCAGCCAAGTTTCGATTCGCATCGGTTCCCTCCATTGCCCAAAAATGGAACGATACGCCGATTCCTAGAGCTTTTCGAAGTTTTGAATTGACAGTTGCAGCGCTGTCTTTTCCGGTTTTAGATCAGGCGATTTCCACGGCGGCGCACAGCCTAGCTTTTCGGCGCGGTGCGATTCAGACAGATATTCACCCGACAGACGGCGCAGCGTCTTCGCTTCCCATGGTTGTAGATTGACGCCTGTTTCCTGTTGCCAGGCGATTAAGTCTTTGCTGGTGATAGGCCCCGCGCCCATTCCGGCCGCGACGGTTGGCCCAACGTCGAGCAGGTAGCCAACCAGATATGCGCCCTGTTCCAGCGGCGGCATCTCCGGCATATACGTATCGCGCATTGCCTCGACAATCGCTTCCGAAACCCACCCAGCCCATTCCGGTGCCCATTCTTCCCGTATGCGCTCAAGTCGCGAAATCTGCGGTTCCTTTGATTTGTCGTGCTTCGCCCTCTCCGGGGTTGCGTTCAGATACGCGACCTGCTTTATGTAGAGGGCAAGGTCGCCGAAGAGGGCTTGCTGAAATTGCTGTCATCGTCCAGGAACTTGATGACCTGTTTCGTGATGTAGCCGAGCTTCGGATTCGCGTACAGTTCTGCAGGCGGGACTGGAAAATTGTTGATTACCAGCGTGCAAGCGGTGAGCTTCTCGACCATTTCCGCATCTGCCGCCTCAGCAGCCCGCTTGTCCACCTTGCCGCGAAATAGGGCCTGCAAGCGAAGCTGCGCCTGTTGGCCTGCCTTGTGCAGCGCCTTGACCGCTTGGCGGCTTCCCGACCCGTATAGCGCGATTGTGACTGGGGTTTCGCCGTCGGCCCCAATCAAGTCATCGTCGCCCTTGGCGTTTTGAACCGTTAGAACTGCGGTTTCCTCAAGCTCGTATTTCGATACATCGAAGTCCATGATTTTCCTTTCCTGGGAAATTATGCCCGTGCCCAGCCCGCGCGCCCCAGGAGAGGGCGACATCGGGCCGGGTCGGTGCTGGTGATGGGCTTTCGCCCGATTAGACTGCGGCGACGGTGACCGGCGCTTTGCAAAATTGCAGGTTCGCCGTCCGCTCTTTCGCAGCGCCTTCCGATGCCGCCGAGGCTTTCCACGAGCAGACCAGGCAGTCGAAATAGGTGATCTCACCATCCGGGAACGTGGCTTTGATGCTGTAATGATTCGGCGAGTCATTGGCTGCTGCGCAGATCACCTGGCCGGCATCGGCCGGCATGTCGCCGACCACCATCGGGCCGCCGCCGTAGTTCGCGGTGCCCTTAGTTTTTTCAATGGGACCGGCAATGGGTTTCCACTCGTTCACCGCGCGATCGGCGCCGAACTCGGGAAACGACTTCACCTTGCCGATGGTGGTGTAGACGATCGAGGTGAGACCGTAACCGGCGGCGTCATAGGTTGTGGGCAGCGTTGCGCTGATGGCGTAGACGGTATCTGTGTACGACTCGACGGCTGTGTGGGCTGCCTGGAGCAGGAAGCCGCTTCGTTGCATGTAGTTGAACAGCTTGTCATTCGCCAGTTCAAACAGGGAAAACACCGCCGAAGCCAGCGGCCGAACAAGTGATTTAATGCTTTTCATGATTTCATCCTCTCGACGGTATTTCAAAGAAAAAGCCCGCGACTTAGCGGGCTGGTGGTGGTGCTCGGTGGTGCTTATCGGCGCAATCGATTCACGATGCGCGCGATGATGCCGGGATCAGGCCGTAAGATCGCGATGTCCTGCCCGTTGTCTAAAATCACGCATTCGAAGTCGTCAAATACTTCATTCAGCATCGCGGCGGCTTCGCCACGCTGCTTGTCGGTCAGCCGAAACGGACAGCGGAATAACACGACATCGCCCGCGCGCAAGCTGACCACGGCAGCGGATTCGAAGACGGACAGTGGATTTTCAGCGTCCATCAACTTTGCCCGACTCAACACGCTCGACCTCGATCCCAGTCGCGCGCAACTCGGCGGTAATCTGCTCCAGCCCTTCGGTGAAGCCGTAAAACCCAAACTCGCCGTGCGTCTTGTCGTACGCTTGCGGGTCGAAACCAAGCAGCACGATCTTGACGGCGCCGGCAAGGGCGGCAATGCGGATCGCGGCGAGCGCGTTGTTGCGGATCTCGATCGTGTGGCCGGGCTCGATCGTGACGGTCTCGTACATCATTCCTGGATACAACGCGTCGATGTCACACTCAACTCCACAGATGCGCAGGCCCTTGAAACCGGCTGCGGCCTCCCAAAACGGATGATGCGGATCGAGCGCAACGAACATGTCGGCCCAGGGCGCAAACTGCACGGCGCGATTAACCGCGATGGTCTTGTAGCCGCGGGCGCCGTCGGCAACAGCTTGGCTCATGCTTGGGGCATTGCCGAGGATGGCGACGGTCTCGCCTTTCCATAGATCGTTCGGGACAGTCCACGGTTTCGTCATGTTCGACTCCTAATTTATGTGCCTACCCAGCGCACTAAAAAATCCTGCGACTTCGTCCACAAATCGGTAACCTGGTCATGCAGACTTGGCCCGAGCGTATCGGGGCTTATGCTGTCAACGACAATCCCGTTGACCGTCGCCCGTTGGCTAGGGCACGCCGCCACGACGAGTTTAAGCAGTGCCTTGCATCCGGCTTTGCCGTCGCCCTGCGGCGTTCCATACTGCCCTTTGCACAAGACGGCGACCTGCACACGCTCCGTGTACAGGTTTAGCCCATCGCTAATCTTTATCGTTTTGTAGCGCACGGTATCAATGTCATCCACAACAATGAATGGCATCACCGCGCCCAGGGCTGGGTCGTTGTCTTGAATGCGCGCAGCGGGCACGATAGCGAGGACCGGGCCGTTGTTGGCCAGGAGGTAGCGGATTACCGCAGTGCCGCTCATTCCGGATCACCAACGACACCGTTGGTCAGCCATCCGTGATACCGACCGACGAAGTTGATCGACGGGTGCATGGTGATATTCGGCGGCACGCCGGTCACAGTCCAGCAGTCGTAGTGGCCTTTCTCTGCGCTGAACCCCTGGCCGTCGATGAGAAAATAGTTCCTGCCGGGCAACATCACCACAAGTGGCTTGCGGTTTGCGTTCTGCGCGAAATATTGCGCGGTCAGGTGACGCTCTTTCAGTTCCTCGGCTGGCACGTCGAGAAACCACATATCGCCGATCTCGCGCTTGGAAACGTCGACGTTGCCGTCCTCGTTGAGTTCCGGCTTTTCGATCAAGCGGCAGGGCCAGCTCATATTTTTACCCAGATACCCTTCGTCAGATGCCCGTGCCAACCGTCGCTCTCCGATCCCGGGCCGGCCATGTCGCCCAGCGACGCCGTGATCGTCAGCGTGCCGTCCGGTTCCTCGGTGAACACATGTGGCGGCGAGACGACGTGCTGCACACTACGCGCTCGCGCTGGCGCACCGGGATCGCGCGCGTTCGGCTTTAGGAAAAATACGGCAGGTTTGTCGCCCGTGTAGCCCGTAACCGGGCCGCAGTAGTCACCAGGTTGCTCCGGCGTCGGGTGCTGGCCGGGGATCAGGGGAAGGCGCCGACCGATCATTCTTTTCTCCAAATGCCGCGCTCTAGGAACCCATGCCAGCTCGGGCGCCCCGTTCCTTGTTCAATCAGTATTGACGGGCTTACAGTGATCGTGCCGTCGTCGTGCTCAGTGACGGTGTGATTTTCGAGCGACCCGAGATGCACGTTCTCATCAGGCGGACGCGCACGCCATACGCCATTAGCATCCTTGCCGTAATCGCCCGGCCCGTATGAATTCGTGTAGACGCGCCGACCTTGCATGGTCACTCATCCCCTTCGATCAGTACCGCCGAAGTGTCGATGCCTTCCTTTGTCGCAAGGCGCTGCTTTATATACTCCGCCGCGGCAATCACAGCGTTCTGCGCTTGGCTATCCAGTGCAGGTCGTAAGAACGGGTGTGCGACAAGGGGCGGGTGCATCACGGTTTTGCGGAAGAGCCCACCAATGGAAAGGAACCCGCCCTTCTTGAACGCCGCAATCGGATAAGGAGTTGTGGTGTGGTGTTTCCAAAACCCTTCGATCATGTGCGCATAGAACACGTCGGCGCCGGTCTTTTTATTTTTTCCGCCGACCGTAACCATTGAGGTGACCCATTGGCCCCTGACGCGCGTCCCGATGCGGATGCTATCTCTCAGCGCCCCCATGTAGCCTCCGTACAGCCGGACATTTTCTTTGTTCGGCGGCCCGACCGGGCAATTGGCAACGGCTGCATCCCTGATTGGTTTGATGCCTGCGCGCAACGCCCCGCGCATGATGTTTTTTTCCATCTTGACGGGAAATTCATCGAGGAATTTCTGGAGGTCCGAAAGGCCCTTGACGTGGATCGTATCGCTCATGACGAGTACCGCTCCGCCATCACCTCATTCGACTCCCGATTACCGAACGTCGCAGGCCCAGCGACAATCTGGAATGTCTGATCCGCCTCGCCGCCGCGGCCGTGCAGGGTGATGCGCATGGCGGAATTCAGATCGTCACGCCACGGATAGATGCGTATGCGGACTTGCTCGCGCGCCGTTGGGAGTCCCATTTTCACGGCCTCGCTATATGATGGCAGCACGTCTTTCGCATTCGCCCAAAAGCGCACTGCGGTTGGTGGGCTATCATTCGTCGGCACAAGCGGCACCCAGGCCACAATCTCCGTTCCGGTATTTGGGTCCAGATCGGGCGGCTCTTTTATTTTCCACACGCTGATCAGCCGGTCGTAGTCTGCGATGCGCATTTCACACCCCGAGGCCTGTCCGGTAATTCCACCACAAGTCATGCACGCGCATCGGTAAAGAGAACGTCTGCGCAGCGCTCACTTCCTCGCGGTTCATGAACAGCGAGCCGATGACGAGCAGCATTCCGGCCTTAACGAGAAACGGCACAGCAGCCGGCGCCATGCCAGCAACAAACTGCACAATCACAGCGTCGTCCAAACCGTAGCCACTCCGCCTGAAGTTTTCGCTCTCGCTTGAGGCATTCGAGCCAAAACCTACTGGCCACATATCCATCTCATGGTCGAGCCGGTGATAAACAGCCGGCCACGTCTGCCCGATCTTCAGCCGCAGCTTCGGCTCGTTAAGGTTTCCGTTCAACTCATACACGGTGTCGGCAAGCGTCTGCCGAGCGCCGGCCGCGTCCAGATACGTCACACTCACAATCGAAGTCACCGGCGGGAATAGCGGAACACCAAAATTGCGCCCGCGCGCCTCACGTGTCGATACGGCGAATGCGCGCTGGCAAAACTGTTCGGCCATTTCGCGCGCGGTGCTGATCAGGCGTGTAACGTCGGCGTCGGTCGGGTGCGCCGTCACATCAGCCGGGTCGGCCGTGATCTTCAGATGGGAATTTGCCTCACCGAGCGTGATCGGTTCCACGATGGTAGTTTCAGAATCTATGCTCACGGGGCCCTCCAGTAGCATTGACACGGTGCCGATTCGATCACATGCAGCCCCGCCGCTTCAATCGCCTTTGCCACACCAGCGCAGTTCTTCCAATGCCAATCATCGAACACCACCAGGCCGCCTGACACCATGCGCGGGCGCAACCATACGATTGCGTCCGCCGTACTTTTCTCCAGATCCATGTCCACATGGGCGAAAGCCACCTGATCGTGCAGCCCTTCGGCGGATTGAGGGAACAACCCGGCGATCAGGGTGACGTTCCCCGGCATCCCGGCCTGGACGGTGGTCAGAGTCGTGTCGCCGAATTCGCCCGGCTTGTGGAAGTCGATCGCCCGCCATGATTCGGCCGGCATGCCGGCGAAGGTGTCGAACCCGTAACAGGACCGCCGAGGCGAGGCCTGGGCTAGGGCTTTCAGAGTTCCACCCTGGTACACCCCAAGCTCCACGATAGCGCCCTGCAGGCCCTCCACCGTAGCCAGCAGCCGCAACAAGGCCGCGGACTTGGCCGGCGTCATCAGTGTTTGCATGTTTCCTCGATAAATTTTGCAATCCGCTCCCGCGCCGCCGGCACATCGATCGCCTTGTCGTGGTTGCAACCATGCGACCAACACGCGCACGGCTTCACCGGCTCGATGGCGCACCAGGGCGAATACCGCGCACCGGCTGAAAACGACCGCGCATCCTCGAATCCGCCGAAAATAGCAATGACTGGCGTGCTGACCGCCTGCGCCAACACCAGCGCAAAGCCGGGCGAGCAGAACACTAGATTCGCCGCCGCCGTGAGCGCGGCAATCGTCTCAAAATCCAACTCGCCGCGGTGAAACTCGGCGTCGGCCTTGATCTGCGGGCCGATGAGCCACTCAATTCCGTCCATCAGGTCCGCCAGACTGATCACGAAATACCGATCGCGGATGCCTGCGATCAACGCGTGGCTGGCTGCCAGGTCGGGGTTACGCGCGACCTTCGCCCGCGCCGAGCCGTTGTTCTGGTCCGAAATTGCGACCGGCGGCCGGTAGATCAGCAGCGGCTTCGTCGGTTTCAACTTCGCCAGCAGCGCGTCGGCCTTCGCTTTCCATTCCGGCTTGATTGGCATGCGGAAGTCGCCAACCGGAACGCCGCATACATGGGCCATCACGCCGAGTACGGAGCCGCAGTCCTTCACACCACGCGGCATCATGGACAGGTAACCGTTTTCAATCGTCCGCGCGCCTCGCGGTGGCTGCGTGGCGCCGTAGAGTGCTGCCGCGCGCACCTCATTCTTCGCCATCCAGCAAATCCGCGACTTTTTCGGCACTAGGTGCAGACGCGGCATATCCCAAAACACCTGCGGCCAGGAAGTCGTCAGCCAAACCTCGTTCGACTTCATCAACTCGCGCACAAGCGCCCGTTCGTGCAGGTTGTCTCCGAGGCCGTGCATGCCATGCAGGAGCAGCGCCTGCTTACCCGGCGCCAGCGCTTCCTCGATCGGCAGCCGCTCAAAACACGTGATCGCCGTGCGCCTGGTAGCGTTGACGACCTCGACTCCGTGCGAGCGCAGATCCGCACCGAGCTGCACCATGCGCCGGCCCCACTCCGGCATCGTCCCCAGGTTTGGCAAATTCCCTTCGTGGTCGCCGTGGTGATGGCTCTCACCCTTCGGCCCGCGCTGCATGTCGTAGCCGAGCAGGATGATCCGCGCGGCACCCCACATATAGGCGAGGTTAATCGCCTGGTAGCCGCTGTTCAGGCCGGTATGGATGCGGCCTGGCTTCGTCCCCAGCCCAGGCTCGTCAACCGCCTCTACGTGGTTGATGACGCCTCGGAGCCGGTCGGCGCACGTCCAGCATTCCCCGGTGAAGTTCCGCTCGACTTCCTCGCTGTACACTGTCCACCAGCGCATGTCTGCCGCGTAGCACGCGTCGGCCCATAGCGCCTTGCGAAATGTCGTGCAGACTGCGATTACGCGCCGCTCTTGCGGTGCTTTCCGGCGCCAGGCTTTGACAAGAGCGACTTCCCCATCGCTAAGGCTTGGTCCACTGGCGAGGCAGACGACGGTGGAACCTTTCCATCGTCCGGCGCTTTTCCCGCTTCGGCCACGATAGCTGCGGCACCGCGCACGCTCAGCGCCTGATCGACGCGGCGCGCTATGAGCTTCACGCGCACGAGGCCGGCGCGCTCCAAGTCGCGCGCAAGGCCCTCTTCCATCAGCATCGGCCGGCCTTCGTCCGCGTTGATGTGGCCGTGGACAAAGGAGGTCAACGGCACTGCTTCGACTTGCATTATCTTTTCTCCAAAAAAAGGCCCGGCCGAAACCGGGCCTGGTTGCATCACTCGACGGATTACGTCGCCGGCAGGTCAGTATTCTTGATGAAACTTTCCGGCCGATACACCGCGAGTCCCAGTCTCTCTTCGTTGCGCACCGAAACCATGTTGCGCACAAAGTTGTCCTGATCTTCGCTCGATATCACGACGTTCGAATCCTCCCGGTCGAACACCTGCGCGCCAAGCTTGAACGCGCCGACAAGCGCCGTGTCCACCGTCATCGCCGGAGTATCCACTACCGGCCGCCCCCACAAAGCAGGTTGCGCCAGCGATTGCGGATTCGCGAAGATGTAGGCGCCGATATCGTTCTTCGTCAACTCGATCGCCGCCCAGTCCGACGGGTGCATCACGATACCGGTCGACGGAAATAGCGCGAGTTCTGCCTGCAACAGCATCAGGCGAATCACGTCGATCTTGGTCGCTTTCGCAATCGCGATCGGTGCGCTAAACGCAGTTGCCTGCGTATAGATGCCGTTCAGGTTGTTCCCGACACCGGAGCCCTTCAGCAATTGCGTTTCTTCTTTGAATTGCAGGCCGTAGCGGAGCCGTTGGTCGATCATCGATTGCAGTTGCGCAAAGTCATCGAGGATCTGCTTCGATGCCTTGATCCAGTGCGCGACCGTGACGACAGCCGACTGCATGAGTTCGTAGGTGATGTCCGATTCCGGCTTGAGCGTCGTTTCCGAAACGGTCGCGGCGTTGTTGGTAAACCCAGTTTCCTTCACGTACTGGATCAGGTTCGATCCGGTACGACCAGGGCTGATCAGGTCGCGCACCGTCATACGCCGCTGCGGAATGCCGATGATGCCAGGCTGAAAGTCCGGCGCCACCCCCGTGGTCGTCGTGTTCGTTGTCGGGATGCTGGTGAGCGCCGCCTTGACCGGCAGCACGTAACCGGACTGCGCGCTCTTCATGCCGCCAGCCCCGATCCACGCCTTGAATCCGTCGTCCGTAACGAGCATTTCCCCGAGCGTCTGCGCCTGCGGCTTTTCCTCGGACCCGCGCCGCGCCGCCTTCTGCTCCACCTCGAGCAGCCGCGCCTGCAGCTCGCCCTGCTTGACCAGCATTTCGTCGACCTTCGGCTTGTCGGCCGCGTACATGTCGCCGTATTTCTTCGCCTCGGCCAGAGCCTTTTCGCCGGCCTCTTTAACCTGGTCGCCGATCTTGTCCAGCGCGGCCTTGATTTCTTTCGGGTCCATGTCGTACAAAACCATGCCGACGCGCCCCATGTACCCGGTCAACGCGCGGTGGAGTGATTCCCCGAGCGCTACCGCCACGGCAACAGCCATTACTTTCAGTTTCATGGTGATTCCTTTCCAATTTCTATTGAGAACGATTTCAATGCAGCGAGAACTTCACTTGCCTCGGCAGCGTTCTGCGTGCCGACTTCGGTAGCGCCAGGCGTACCTGTTCCGGTAGCGCCAGGCGTACCGGCCTTGAATTCTTGGAGTAGCGCGCGCCGTTCGCTGCGCGGCATTCCGGCTTTCGCCAGCCCCATGTCGAGCAAATAGGCCGCGATTTGGTCTTTTTTCACGCTCGCGCCTTTTTTGACCTCATCGGCAGGGAGTAGTGCGTCGGCAAAACCTTGGTCAACCGCCGCCGCGCCGCCGATCCACGTTTCCGCGTCCATCATTTTCAGCATGGCCTTCGTCTCACCGCCGGTGCGCGCCGCGTAAATGTCGGCCATCGCGGCGTCGAACGGTTCCAGCGTGTCGGCGATTGCGCGCAGATCGTTGCGGTTTCCCATCGCCATGACCCATGTGTCATGAATCATCAGGAAGCCCGCGCGCGCAATCAGGATCTCGTCGCCAGCCATCGCGACGACGGACGCGGCTGAAGCTGCGATGCCAAGCACCTTGACCGTTACGCTGCCCTTGTGGTCGCGCAGGAGGTTGTAAATCGCCATGCCTTCGAACAGGTCACCGCCGGGACTGTTCATCAGCACGGTCACATCCTTTTCCGCGCCGATGGAGCGAAGAATCCCCGCCATGCGTTTCGCGGTCATGCCTTCGCCGGTCCACGGGTCCACGCCGATCGGCTCAAGCACCGAGACCGTGTTTTCCGTAGCCGCGGCCATCAGGTCGGGCGTCCAGCGCTCCAGGGCCTGGGGCGAGATTTCCCATTGCAGCCCGTTCGGGCGGTCGATCTGGCGGGCTTGCGGCATGGTGCGTTTAGACATTTGTTTGCTCCTTCGCCGGTGCGCCGGCAGATAAGTCGATTCCTAACCACGCTTTTAGCGCGTCGGCTGCGCTTTGGGCCGCGGCGTTGGTGCCCTTGTTCATGTCATCTATTCCTACCATTGCCGATTGCACCGTGAGTACCCCAGCGTTGCCGCCCTTCGGCGCGAGATTCTCCAGTTGGCGGCACTCGTCTCTGGTATAGAGACCGTTGCTCACCATCATCGTATAGAACGTCGCGCGCGAAGTAGAATCTCCGCGCAGCAAACCTTCCATATTCCACTCGGCGAAATATCGGAGGCGCTCTGCCGGGGTGAGCAAGCTCTTGCGCACCGCCTGTTCGATCCGCACGCACCATTGCCGCAACGTGAACGTCAGGAACCAGAGCATCTTCTGCTCAAGTCCGGTTCCCCAGTTCGAGTCTTTCCCTCCATGCCCGATCATCGCGGGGTCAACGCGGAACCAACGTGTTATCTCTTCCGTGTTCCACTTGCGACTGTCGAGCGTTTCGGCGGACACGGGATCGAAACCTAACTTCTGGTACGAGCTTCCTCTTTCCAGCACGTAGACGCCGCCTTCCGCATTCACGCTCTTGATGTGCGCCCGAATTTCCTCGCGTTGCTGTTTCTGCAGGACCGAGTCCATCGTTACTATGCCGGTCGCGCGCGTTGAATCGCGGAATACCTCGGCGGCCGCGCGGTCGGTCTCGATCGACGCGCCAAACACGTTTGCGCCGTACACAATCGGCGACAGTCCAAGAAAACCGTCGGTTGAAAACGCGAGGATGTGCATCATGTCGGCTTCTGCAATCACGCGCGCCGTCGCGGAGGCAGGGTAATCTCGGTAGCGAAACTCAAGCGTCCCGTCGTACAAGCGGCGCACCACCATCCGCGCCGGGTGCAGGAAATGCAGCGAGATAATCGTGTTGCCGCTACGCATTATCTCGATGTAGGTATTGCCCCAGAGCAGCATGCTCGCGACCACGACCTCCCAAAATATGACCGCCGTCATGTCTGCGTTCGGTTGATAGTGGAGAATGTCGTAGAGTTGGTGATTCGTGGCGGGCGCGCGCGAACCATCCGGCTTTTTCTCATAAAACCCAAGCGGCAACGTAGCCAGTGTCTCCGCAATCAGCCGCACGCAAGCCCACACCGTCGCGAGCTGCAGCGCCTTATCGACGGTGATGTTCTTGCCTAGAAACGATCCGGTGCCGCTCAATTGCCGCCAGAAGTCCCCGGACTGCAATGTGATCGGAACCCCGAGCCAGTCTTGCAGAGACGCTTTGATCGACAGCGGGCGCACGCCGTCCGCAATGGCCGCGATCAGCGATTTAGCCACGGTAGAGTCCTCTCAAAATCACCGCCGCGAACAGAAAACACGGAAGAGCACCCGCGAGCATCGCCCAGCCAGGCCCCGCTAGGAGGTAGATGCCACCGACGGCCAGGCCCGCGCCCGCCACAAGCGCAAGGCAAGCCATCACCGGCGCCCAAGGAAACTGGCGGGGTGTATCTAATTCACTCATGCGATGATTGCGTTCGCTAGAAAGTCGGAAAGGCCGAGATCGACGCCCAGCATCGCCCGCGACATGGCGATGATCAACATCAAGGCCGGATCTATTTTCTTTTTTGTCGCGCCGCGTAGCGGAAACCAACTATCGTTTTTTCCGGGTTTGACCGAGACGTTCGACACGCCCCAAGTCGCAACAGGATCGCCGCAATGGTGAAGACGCCCATCGGTGACTAAGGCGTCGATGAATTTCATCGGCACCGATAGGTGCGAGGGCATTTGCGGCACGGCAATGACGGTGAAGCCCGCGTTCTGCAGATTTGCCGAGATCCCGGCGGCGCCCCAGGAGTCTATTCCGACCTCGCCGCAGTGGAATAGATCAATGTCGCCGACGATGCCGCGTTCGATCAGCGACTGGTCAATCATGTTGCCCGGCGACTCTATCAGCCAGCCCTCACGCTTCCATCCCTGGTAATGCCGGTTGACCGGATCGTTAATACACGCCTCGGGCAGGTAAAAGCGCCAAAAGGCGTAAAAATGCGTCTTGTCGTTGATGACGCGTTTGAATACGCGACAGTCTCCGGCAATGTCTTTCTGATTCGCGAGATCGAGCCCATGCCATACCTGCTCGCCCAGAAAATCCTCAATCTTCAGTGTGCGATCGGCGAGCCCTTTCCACTCATGCAGATTCAGCCACGGGTTCGACGAGCCGACCCACATATTCAAATGTTTCGTCTGAAACCCAGCCTGCTTGCGCGGATTGCGCACCGCCTCGGCTTGGTCGGCGAGCATCGTATCGCGGTCGATCGAAATGCCGTAGTTCGGATTGGCTTTTATCAGCGCCTCTTCTGATGTCCAATCGTCTCCCGGTTGCGACACTTCGCCGTCGCGTTCGATCGGCTGATCGATTCCATAGATGATGCCGAAACGCCGTTCGTCCACAACCGCGCCCTCGAGGATGGACTGCAAATCCTCTTGATGCGCATAACACGGGCCAGATACATCATCGCCCGCAGTGGTGATCATCAGCATTAACGGCTGCGAGCGTGCGCCCATGCCGGTCTTCATCGTGTCGTACAACTCTTCCGTCGGGTGCTCGTGGTATTCGTCCACGATCGCGCAGGAAGGTGAAGCCCCATCACCAGGTTTGCCGATGATCGGCTCGAATTTGCTGTTGGTGTTTGCGATGGAAATATTCGACGCGCGCACCGTTACACCGAACCGGGACAAAAATTCCGGCGTCCCCTCGGCCATTTTTTTTGCCGGATCGAAAACTTCGAATGCTTGGTCTTCTGAGGTAGCGCCGGAATATATTTCGGCGCCAAACTCACCATCGGCCGAGAGCATGTAGAGGCCAATGCCGGCGGCTTTTGTGCTCTTAGCGTTCTTGCGAGGTACGAACAAATCCGCCACGCGAAAGCGCCGCCGCAGCGTCTCGCGATCGATCCAGCCGAAGATCGAGCCGACGATAAACACCTGCCACGGCTGCAGGAGAATTTTTTCGCCACGCGCCGCCCAATCACCTTTTATGTGCGGCAGCATTTCGAGGAACGTACACACGCGCTCGACCGGCGTCGCGATCTTACCTTGTTCGACCGGTAGCGCCGGGTTCCATGCGTAACGCCAGGGTGTGCCGTCTGGGTTCACCCGCGCGAGGTCATCGAGGTGCCGCTGGCAGGCAAGTCTCGCCCACTTGTTAGCGAGCAGCCTCCCTTCAACAATGTCGCGCGCGTACTGCGTCGCGGTCTCGGCGTAGTCCTTCATTACAGCGCGTGAAACCCACCGGCCGGCGCCCCGGTAGCGGGCGTGAATGGCAACGACATCTGTGGATCGGACGGCGAGACACGCGTGCGTGCACTCGGCGACATGCCGAAGTCGGACAGGAATTTCCAGCAGAACTCCATGGCCTTATTGCTCACCGACAGCCACGGCGATTGCACCGGGAACCCGTTCGGTGTTTTCACAAAAAGACCAGCGCCGATTGGGTCGCGGTCCGCCGCCTTCTTGATGATGTCTTCGGCCTCGACGTGTCTGGCCCAGTTGACGCAGTAGAACGTGAGGTCCGCCCGGTCGACGTGCGCGATCAGCCCGTACTGCGCCAGCTCGGCGGTGACACGCTTCCATTCTTTATACGCCTCGACGTTCTCGCGCACATGCGCGGGCGGCCGAGGAATCGCAACCGCCGGGCGAAACTCGTCCAGCTTCAGCGGCCGGCGCCCAGGGTTGCCCTGGATCAGCTTTAGCACCGTTGGTTTAGGTTTGCGACCTTGCATGATGTGATAACTCCCACAAAAAGCTAATGTTTTGCTCACCTTACGAGGGTAAAAATAAGACTTGCGTAATACGCGCAATGCGCATATCCTTAAATCTGGTTCAACGAACCGCCGCGCCTCGGGTACTGGGGCTAAGAGGACACCAAATGGCTCATGAAATCGATCACAGCAACAACCGCGCGAACATGGCATACGCGGGCGAAAAACCCTGGCACGGCCTGGGCTTCAAGATCAACGCCGAAGCGAGCATTCAGGAATGGCGCACCGCGGCCGGCTTGGATTGGGAAATCAAAAAAGGCGGTCTCGTAATGCGCGCCGAAGATGGCGCGCTCGTTGACGCCTCCGACCTTAACCGCTCCATCCTCTACCGCAGCGACACGCACGCGCGGCTGTCTATCATGTCCACCAGCGGCCACCACGTGGTGCAGCCGGATGAAATTCTTTCATTCATCGGCGACAGCGTGAAGGCCATGGGCTGGAAAATGGAAACCGCCGGCAGCTTGAAAGGCGGTCGCAAAATCTGGGCCCTAGCAAACATCGGCGAAGAAGCCGAGGTCGGCAAAGGCGACAAGGTCAAAGGCTATCTGCTCGCCGCTACCGCGTGCGACGGATCGATGGCCAGCGAGTTTATCTTTACCTCGGTTCGCGTGGTCTGCGACAACACCCTGCACATGGCCGTCGATGGCAGCATCAAGGAAGCCAAAGGCGACGGCGCGCGCGTTAAGGTGTATCACTACAACAGCCTCAACGTGGCAGCGGTCAAGCAGCAGCTCGGCATCGCTACTTCAGTCTGGTCCGGCTTCATCGAACGCGCCAAGACCCTGAGCCGGATCAACCTGTCGGACAAAAAAGCGGTCCAGATCCTGCGCAGCGTTTACGCACCGGAGGAAAAACAAGTCGAAGGCGAAGTGATCTCCGACGAGCAATTCCTGAAAGAGAACGCCACCGCCCGCCGCGTGCTCGAACTGTACCAAGGCGCCGGCATCGGGATGCAACTCAAGACCGCGCGCGACACCGCCTGGGGCTTGGTCAATGCCACCACGGAATTCTACGACCACACCAGCAAGACCAGGTCCACGGACAATCGGATTAATTCCGCATGGTTCGGCGCCGGCGCAATCAAAAAACAGGAAGTGATGGACGCCTGCTTCGAAATGGCCGACTAGCAAATCCGGGCGGCGCAGTCCCGGCCGCCCACCTTACCCTACACCGGAGAATCAAAATGAACGACTCGAAAATCATCCCCCTGCAGCAGCTTTACCTTTCAACCCTTGTCGCCCTCGTCAACGCCGACAAACTGGACGCGGTGCAGCAAGACCTCGGCCAGGATGCCGGCCGCTTGTGGCTGGTGAG